GTGATCATTATTTCTAAGCAAAAAACGAGTCAGAAATATATTTACAAACTACACAGCAGCCGATTAAGAAAGGCGAAGTGGAAACTTTCTCTACCACTCAATGAAGCGAGGGAGAATGGAGACGACATTATTACTCTTTCAAGTTCTGAAGCATTAAGAACAATCGACTCATTGATCCATGACTATGATTCAGACATAAGAGCAAAAAGAATCCGAAAGAAGATCAAAGAGCTTTCAGCCAATAGAGGAAGCAAAGAACTTATCTCACTACTCTACAATGATCTGTACAAATGTCGATTCCAAACAGACTACCTCACAGTGGTCTTCGACACAAAGAAAGATTATGACTACTGCAGCAAGCATGGATTCATTGTAAACGATCTCCACTACAATCTCTTCTTAGGAACCACAGGAGGTTTAAAGAACAGTGTTGTAATCTTTGTCAGTGACAATGTATACGATGCTCTCTGTGAGAAAGTAGATGCCGGAAGGAATAAAGAAGTTCCGATCATACCAAACAAGCTCGGAGCGTACAAAGCACTCTTCTGCTCTTCTTCTACAGTTGTTACTCCACCATCAGGAGTGATTGTTGTACAAGACTGTGAGACGATCTTTAAGGGACAAGCTCTTTATGTGGATGATACAAACTCAGATGAGCCAGAAGTAACTCTTCTTGATGATCAAGAGTTTGTACACAATGGATCTGATGGAGAAGGATTAGTTCTTCCAGAACTTGCAAGACAATGGAATGGCGAACTGAATGGAGATTATGATACTCCTCTTCCATCTGGCAACATGAGAGGATGGCCATTCTGTAAAGGTATGCTTCACTGTATGGACTTTAGAGCCTTTGCAGAGGACGTAGCTAAGACTTATACCATTATTGATGCTTGGGGCCATCCTAGGGACGTTAGAGACGCTCAGGTGATACTTACAACATCTATGTTTAAGCTATGGGATGCATATGAGTCTATGGAAGACTACTTAGAGAACATTGAGAAGTATGATTATCACTTTGCTCTTGCCAAGACAGCCGAACAAGAATGTGATACTGAAAGGAATCTTAACTATCAGTTCTTACAGAGCTATTATCTTACAGACGACCAAATAAGAGAGCTTTGTGAGCCAACCATAAAAGAGATCAAAGACATTCTTGGAATGGACTACAGAAAGACTCTGCTCTTCCTACGAGGTAAGAATATGACTGAGAAGAATATCTTACAGTCAGATGCTTTTACATACATTCAGGCACTCATAGCAGAACCTGAGATGATCAAAGATCCTTTCATTCGATCTAAGATTCATTCTCTTATCAAGAAACGAATCCAAGATGCTAAGATCGGACGCATTAAAGTGAAAGGTAATTATTCAATCGTTGCTGGTGATCCATATGCTCTCATGCAATCCATGTTTGGACTTGAAGTTACAGGATTGCTTAAAGCAGGAGAAATGTATCACAAGCATTGGATCGATAGACAGGTTGATGAAGTAGCTTGCTTCAGAGCTCCAATGACAAGCCATTATAACATCGTCAATCTTAGAGTGAAGAACAATGAGCAGCTTTCATACTGGTTCCAGTATCTCCCATCCATTTGTGTGATCAATGACTGGGATAATACATGTGAATCATTGAATGGATGCGATTTCGATTAGTTTACTTGGTCGAAGTAAAACTCGGTGAACTTACAAATGTAAGGTGTATATGTGACGTACAGTAGCTTCAGGAAATGGAAGTTAACACATATGCTAACAGGGGAGCCTCAGCGGGTAATGCCGGTGGTAATCCTGTGCTAAGCAGAAATTGAAAGTCAAACGACTAACCAAAGCACTGATATTCGAGGAATACGGTATCGGTAGCAAGTAGAGTACCAAAAGGGTGAAACTCCCCAAGGGAAGTGCCGAGCATCACAGTGTAAGACCTATGCTGTGTAATGATATAGTCTAGTCCCCTTTCTCCATAAATATCGGGAAACCGAGGGTACATCGGGAGATCTCTTCTTCACAACTAACAATAGAATACTTGTCGAAAACAATCGTCCTCTTCCATCAATCATTTGTGCTCAACGCAAAGCTAACAAGATTGTTCCTAAACGAAAAGACATTTTAAAAGCTTACAAGGATGCCTTTGGAGATGAAATTGGCTTCACAACAAACATCATCACTTCTCAGTTTGAAGTACAGTCTCATTACTCTCCTGACAGTGATGAGTTTAAAGAACTGGATTACAGAATCATTTGTGGTCAGCTATACCAACAAAATTCGATTGACAAATTGAAGGGCATTGTGTGTAAACCTATCCCATCTTACTGGTATAACAGAAAAGACAACAACATCCATCCTGAAGACTCATCAAAGGATCGTAAGCGAAAAGAATTCAATCAGAGAATCGTAGCTGACAAGAAACCATACTTCATGATCTACATCTACTCTCACCTAAGAAAGGATTATACAAATTATGTGAAAGCTTCAAACGACAAATGCATCATCTGGTTTGGGTGCACAATTGATGAATTACTCAAGAAAGCTGATACAGAACCTATCACAGAGGATGAAGCAGAATTCTTAGATCACTACTATAAGTTCTTGCCTGTAGGTACAGGGCCTTGTGTAATGAATCGAATCTGTAAGCTCTTTGAGGATGAGTTTGATGGCTACTTAAAGAAGTTGAATACACAAACAGATTTTGATTTCTCCATTCTCAAAAGAGATCATGAGTACAACAAGAATGATTATTATGCTCTTAAGAAGTTATACAGCGAGTATTCAAAGAAAATGAAAACCCTGAATGCTCTAATCAATGGCAGGGGTGGCTTTGGACTAAATGTAACAGACATCATCAATAACCGAGTCATGTTGTTCAGAGAAGCTGTTTCCACTGCTGTTCCTGATCCTGAGAAAGCTTGTGACATTCTTCTTGACCTCTGCTACACCAATGGTAAGAGTAAGCAGTTTGTATGGGACATGTTTGGAGACATCCTTGTCCAAAGACTCTTAGAGAGAAACTATCACCAGATCTCTTATCCTGTAAGAGCTGAATCAGGAGATTTTGAATATGACGGAGATTCTTTCGTCATTGAAACTATTAAACAAATTGAATCATCTATGTTTGAGGAGGCTGATTGTTATTAATATCGTACTGAATGAAAAAACACTGGTAGAAAAAATTTTAGAAACAAAAGAGCTGGAAGGCAGTATACCATATACTGCTACCCTGCTTGCAAAGTATTACATCCACGAGAAAGGCTTAGAACCTGCACAGGTATATAAAATTATCAATGAGTTCTTAAAAGAGTCCTGTGAGAGTTACAGAGAAGCTAAATGGTATTCATGCATTGATGAGATCATTCACAAAGCTAAAAAGTATCCTCTTGTGGAAATTGATTCACTGCCGATCTATGAGTCTGAAATGGAAACCATAAATGGGTTAGAGAATCTTAGAGATCAAAAGATCCTCTTCACTGCTCTTTGTTTGGCCAAGTATTATAATGCTCTGAATCCTCAAAATAATAATTGGGTGAATACAGACTACAAAGATTTATTCTCATTGGGTAATACAGTAGGTACAAGAGAACGTAGATGCCAAATAATCGGCAGACTGTTCAGAAGCGATTGTATAACAATGAGCAAGAAAGTTAACAGCTTAAACTTCTCTGTAGATATTCTTGCCGATTCAGGAGATGTTGCTCTTGAGATTACAGACTTTAAGAATCTTGGGAACAGATATCTTCACTTTATTGGATATCCTGAGATTTCTGTATGCTCCTGTTGTGGAGAACCTTTTAGAGACATCTCAAAAAAGAAAAAGCATCGTAAAGGACGGCTTAGACAGTATTGTACTTCTTGTAAGAGTGAAATGCAGTTAAATAGATATACTAAATACTATAATTCTGACAAAAAATAAGGCCAGCAAAAAGAATTACCACATTAATTGACCCTGAAAACACTAGGTTCTGCCTACGTTTTTCAGGGGGTGGTAAAATAGTGATATATGGAAGGAAGGATAAGGAAATGCTCAAAAGATCAGATTTTCGAAAAGAAAATAAGAGTTAATTATATATACTAAAAAGTGTATTTTAAGGGAAATTTTTGAGTGGTGAGCAGAATTACCACATTAAATACCCCTCAGAAACCCAGGTAAAACCTAGTGTTTTGAAGGGGTGGTAAAATAGTGATATATGAAAGGAAGGATATAAGTAATGAAAAGGAATACAGTAACTGAACATTACAACTCACTGGAAGATTTAAGATCTGCATGGGGATTGAAACCAGTCCCATTCAAGAAACGCCAGCAGATCAAAAAAGATTCCAAGAATAAATAATTGGTTATTCGGACAGATAAAATCTCAAAATGCCAGTGGATCAAAGATTCACGCCTACGCTGTTTCAACAAAGAATATTCGCTTCGTAGGTTCCGAGGTCTATGCTAAAAACAAAAATCAGAGATGACATCCGAGACTTGCAACTGTCCATAACATATATAGACCTCCAGAGGAAACTTGTAAAAGCAACCAAAGGAGACAAACATGAAAAAGAAAATTTCAATGATCGCACTGTTAATGGCTTTGTTGATTTCAGTTGGAGGACTTACTTCTTCTGTTTCAGCAAAGAGCAAAAAAGTCAAATGTTTAGGAACATATAAAATCACAGCTTACTGTGGTTGTCGTAGTTGTTCTGGTGGATGGGGAAACCGTACTGCTTCTGGACGCAGAGCAAAAGCTGGTAGAACTATCTCAGTCGATCGAAGAAAAATTAAACTCGGTAGCAAAGTGAGAATTGGTGGTAAGACACTGGTAGCCGAAGATGTCGGAGGCGGCGTAAAAGGGAAACACATCGACATGTACTTCTCTTCTCACTCCCAAGTTAGAAAATTTGGGAAGAAATACCGAAAAGTATACTTAGTCAAGTAATTGATGAGAGATCCAGACTGTTTGTGGACAGATTTGGTGAACCAACTGTTAAGACAGTATAAATAAATCACACATCGTAAAATGATTAGTCTGATGCGCACGGACGAAGACATGTAGAAGCTTTCGATAACTTGGTTCAATGTGATTTGAGAATCTTTATTTCAAGTGGTCTACAAAAATTATGTACAGATGGCTGAGTTGGTTTAAGGCGCCCGACTGCTAATTGGGTTTACATGCGAATACATGTAACGTGGGGTCGTAGCCCACTCTGTACGCTTTTGCTGCGGTACCGAAATGGTTATAACGGCGTAGTCTTGAAAACTAATGTGCCCTGGTGGCTTCAAAGTTCGAATCCTTGTCGCAGCGTTAGGTTGTCCTGTGATGTCTTTCGAGCTCACGGGCTTATATCCCTGTTTAACTCGTTAAGGAGACGAACCAGTCTGTAAAACTGGTAGCATTGCGCTTCGAGTGGGTTCGATACCCTCAACAGGGACGATTAGATCTGAGACGCACACGATGCGCAGATCAACAAATATGCGAACGCCCTGATGGCTAGTGAATATCAGAAATGTATACCTCTACTGATATTCTGAGGAAGTTCATCACTTCTATTCGCCTTGACAGTACTTCAAACTTCTATGTGGATTGAGGTCGAATTTAATGACATGTAGCTCAATTGGATAGAGCACAACGCTACGGACGTTGGTGTTGCAGGTTCGAGTCCTGTCATGTCAGTAATATCGCCCTAATAATTTAGTTGGTAGAATGACGGTCTCCAAAACCGTTCGTGCTGGTTCAAATCCAGCTTAGGGTGTTTGTATTTTAAAACATAAGCAACTCGGTTATAAAACGCAATACCATGCGTCCGAGAAATATTCTAGGCACATATGTCGAATTGGAGAGATACATTGTACGGATACGTTCTTTGTGTCTCTTTTTATGTCGGAGTGATCTGATATGGACAAGAGAGAAACTCTCAAGCAAATGGATATTGTGCAGCATTTTGGTCTGGTTAACGCACAGAACTTTTCGCTACAACAATAGACGCTCCTGTGGAGAATAATCCACTTCAATGCGTGCTCTGGCAGGTACGTAAAAGGTGGAAAAGCCAAATAATGTAGTTTGATGTGAAGCTGTTCAAAAGACAGTGTATAAGAAAAGTCGCTGGTATGTCGCTCAAGTCAGTTAAGGGTAAGTTCAAATTCAAAATGAATATATATGCTAATAGAGTATATAACAATAAAACTTAATTCTGAATGGTGGGTTGACATTGCATGTATTAGTCATGTCATAGAATTGGTCTTTTAGACCTAGGTAAGAAGTTAGAGGTAGCTCCTCGAAGCTCAGACTTATCTACTATGTTGCAGAACAAACTATTCCACAAATGACTGTAAGGTGAAGACCTGCTTTAAAATTAAAATACATATAGGGGTATCGCCAAGTGGTAAGGCACAGCACTTTGACTGCTGTATTCACTGGTTCAAATCCAGTTATCCCTGTTAATCTTTCTGAGGAATCATATTATCTCCTTTCTTGTGAAGTTTTGATTATTGCGCTTTTCTACTGTTGTTTCATACCTCAGAAAGATTTACAAAGCTATTAAGATTTCTTGTAGGAATCATAATTTATACCTCTTTTCTAAGTTTGAGTACATTGTTGGTAGTTACAATGTACTCTTTTTGTGCTGTCGTAGCTCAATTGGTAGAGCAATCGCCTTGTAAGCGATAGGTTATCAGTTCGATTCTGATCGGTAGCTCTATGTCCAAATGTGTACGCTGACTCTTTATGAGCAGCAAGCACGGACTGTAACCCGGAGAAATGATAAAAAGGATGGTGCTGGAAAATTGAAAAAGAAAAAAAGAGATTATTTTAAACACAAACAACGTGATCTTGTTTCAATGGTTTCTGATGCAACAGGTTTCACTAAAGGCGATTGTAAAATCGTGTTAGATGCCATTCCTGATTGTGTTATGAAGATTATGAAAGAAACTAATGACGCTGAAGACACTGAAATTTCTCTCGCTTCTGGTATTGTACTGGGATCTCGGTATATTCCTGAAAAGGAATTGGTTGATCCAAGGAACAGAGAACCTATTACAGTTCCTGCAAAACTACAACCATATGGTAAATTCACTGATAGATTTAAGGAACTGGTAAACGAAGATTGGGAGGGTTAAGATACATTGGTAGATTTAAGCAGACAGGAAAACGAAAACGAAAAACAGTACATATGGAGACTGTGTGACATGAAGAGTAACGGTATTATAGGCAATAGTTGGGAAGAATTAGCCAAACATCTTAATAAAGAACTTGGTTACAACTATGGGGAGTCTAAGTATCGTAAAGAATATCAAAACGCTCAGAAATATTATGAAAATGTATTTTCTGATATGACTCAGAGCAGTGAACTTATTGCCGTGAAAGCTAAAACTAGAGAGTTAGAGCTTTTGAAGACACAGGTTCAAACAGAAAAACTTGAATTAAATAGATGGAAACGTGAGATTGGTCGAGATGATCTGATCTTTGAAAAGATTGGATTGGCAATGAAAGATCTTGAGCCTCTTATAATTCCAGATTTATTGCCGGTAACTCATAATCGAGAAGCTGGTTGTTTGTTCTTCGGAGATGAACACTATGGTGTTGAATTTGAAATTAAAGGCCTTTCAGGTGAGATTATCAATTCATATAACCCAGAAATCTTTGAAGATCGAATGTATAAACTTTTAAGCTACACAATTGGCCTGATTGATGAACATAATCTATCAGAGCTACACATCTTCTCTCTTGGAGACTTTATTGATGGTCTTCTGAGAGTTGGACAATTATTCATATTGCGATATGGAGTTATTGATAGCTCTGTAAGATATGGATATTTTCTTGCAAATTGGTTAAATGAATTGTCTCAATACGCACGAATCAAATTCCACATGACTGATGGTAACCATAGTGAATTGAGAATGCTTGGACAGCCTAAGGGTACTTTCACTCATGAAAATCTTGGTATCGTAGTAAGAGCAATGTTAAAAATATTATTAGAGAATAACCCGAACATTGAGGTAATTGAGAATCCCACTGGATTGATCTATGAAAACATCTGTGGTTTCAATGTTCTGGCTTTTCATGGTGATAAAAAGAACATTAAAGATGCGTATGGTAAATTTCAGAACTTCTATGGTGTAAAGTTAGACTACTTGGTTGCAGGTCACATACATCATCTAGAAAGCTCTGATGTTGGTCGTCATGCTGAAGTTATTAATGTTCCAAGTGTAATGGGTGTTGATCCATTCGCTGAGAAAATTTTACAATCAAGCGATTCTGCTGCCTACTTTACGATCTTTGAAGAAGGTAAGGGTAGAACCGCTTCTGAAAAAATATATTTAAGTTAGGAGTAAGATATGGCGAAAACTGCAATGCGCCGTACACAATCCTCTGCTAAAAAGGTACAAGCGCAAAAAGAAGAAACATTTCGCTGTCCTTTTTGCAACAAAGATCTTCCAAAGACAAAATTCTATAGTAGTTCAGATCCTAGAGTTTTAACAGGTATTACAAGAATCTGTAAAGATTGTTCTACTGCTGTTGCTCGTAGAAAAACTGATGCTGGAGAATTTCTTGGAGAGACAAGAGAAAGCGTTCAAGATGCTTTAGAGTATTTAGATAAGCCATTCTATGAAGATTTATGGGGAACTGCTGTATTCAGTGCAAACAAGCCTCCAGAAAGAGGTAAAAAGAAAGAAAATAAAACTATATGGGGTGTTTATCTAACAAGTCTTGGTTTGAATCAGTATCATGGTAAGCGTTGGCGTGATAGTGATATTTTTAAAGATATGACTCATGTATCGAAGGTGAAAACAGAATCCATTTATACCGATGCTGAAGCTCTTAAAGAAGCATATGAACAAAATAGGAAGGATGTCATTAAAATCATTGGGTATGATCCATTTGATGAATACCCAAGTGAAAAAGACATGCCTCTACTCTACTCTCAGCTTGTTAACTTTTTGGATGAAGAAACTAAGAATGATGCAATGAAGATGATTGCTGCAATCCAAATTGTTAAGTCACAAGCTCAGATCACAAATCTTAACGCAGCTATTGATGCGTACACGATTGATGTTACAACTGCTGTACAGAACAATGCTGTTGTCAAAAACTTATCTGAAACAGTTTCAAAACTGGTCAATAATATTAACTCATTAGCTAAAGAAAATGGTATTTCTATCACAAATAACAATAATAAATCCAAAGGTGCATTCACTCTGTCCGGGAAAGAAAAGCATTTACGAGATATTGGGTTCCGAGAGGCAGAAATTAACACCTTTGATATTGGTACTTGTGAAGGAATGCGCCAGGTTGCAGAGATTTCAGAAGAAGCTCGTCATAAACAGATTGGCTATGATGAGAACATTGCATCAGAAATCAAAGATATTAAAGTTGAGTTAGTTGAACAATATAGTAGAGAACGTGATGAAGCTCTTGAAAGGGCAAGAATCCTTCTCGTAGAAAACAGAGATCTTAAAGATTTTCTAATTGAAAAGCGCCTCATGACTGAAGATGGTGAGGTGATTGATTATTGAGAGAAAGTAAGAAATACGAATTACACGAATCTGGTGTATATCTCCCAAAGAATTATCAAATCTTCAAAAAACCTAGTCTATATGACATTACAAATCGTCAGTATGAGCAATACAAAGAGACTGCTGAGTTCATTCAATGGGGCCGAAGGAATCCTACCAGATTCGCATCAGAGATATTCGGTGTTGAATTAATGGACTATCAGACCTATATATTCATGAATACTTGGACTTCTAAGGTTGCAGTATGGGCTATGAGTCGAAATGGTGGTAAAAGTGCATTGGCATCTATCTATTTGATGACTAAATCGCTGTTAGTACCAAACTTCACCGCTTATATTCTATGCGGTGTTGGATCACAGTCTATTGAAATGTATTCAAAGCTTGAAAAGATCACAAAGAATGAAGTTCCTTCATTTACAACACTTACAAGTGTTTATGCAAGTGAAATTATTAAATCTCATGCAAATAAAGATGGATTTGTTCACAATCCTGCTTCATATCATCATCAATTGTACAATGATGCACAGATTTTTACTTTGAACGGTGCATATAACAACAACCGCTCCAAGCGTAGCAATTGCAATGTATATGATGAAGCAATGAACAGTCCAGATGAATTATTTGATACTTCTGAACCATTTACAACTCAGAACGCTGATTTTGCATTAGGAACAAATGGAGATGGTTCTGAAATGCTTATGAAACCACCTATGTTCGAAAATCAGTTACTCTACTGCTCTTCTGCAGGTCGTACTGACCAGTATTTTTATAAAAAGTACAGAGAATGTAGCCTACGAATGGATGCAGGAGATAAAAACTATTTTTGTGCTGATATTAGCTGTGATGTCATTATTAAAGCAACAAAAAGAGGCATTGGACTACCTAAACCTCTGTTAAGTCAAAGTACTGTAGACAGTGCTATGCGAACAGATAAGGAAGCCGCATTGCGTGAATATTATAACATCTTCACAAATGAAGGTGGAGATGGTCAGATCATTAAAAGAGCAAGGATCATTAAGAACTCTTACAACAGAATTCCAGTTCTTAAAAATCCAGATGGTCGTAGAGAGTATGTTTTTGCATATGACCCTGCTAGATCACATGATAATTCTGCTCTTGCCATAGGAGAACTTTATGAAGATCCTACACAGGGATTAAAAATGAAAATTGTCAATCTTGTATGTCTTCAAGATTATTTCAAAGCTAATAAAACTCCTATGAATACCCCAAATCAGATTAAAGCAATCAAACAATTACTATTAGATTATAACGGTGATGGCGTTGCTGATTACCAAAATATCAAGAGATTTTTAGTTGATGCAGGTTCTGGAGGAGCCGGCGTGCCTATTACTGACTTTTTCTTAGAGGATTGGGAAGATTCAGACGGATTAATGCATCGAGGATTGATTGATAAGGAATATTCTGCCGAGGAAGCTAGAAACTTCCCTAATGCTATCCCAGACATCGTAAAACTGATGTCCCCATTGAAATATAAGTCTGAAATGTTTGAATCTTTGATTCAAATGATGGATTTAGGTCTGATTGAATTTCCGAATGAGTATGACGGAAAGGGATTTATCAACCTAATTTATGAGATTGATAAAAATGGTAATCGTACTCTGCGTGATTATTTCCCATCCGAAGATGAGGAAAAAATATTAAGCAAGAAAGAAATCGCTGTTGATACTCAAATTCACAAGTTAACCACTTATGAAGAGATTGCTTTGAAACAGATTGATCACGCAAAAACTGAATTGGTTAATATTTATCGATTCAAACAGGCTTCTGGCAAGGACAGATTTGATCTTGATCCCCAGAAAGCTAATAAAATGCATGACGATAGAGCTTATGTTATCGCCATGCTCGCTTGGGAGTTAGCTCAGAGAAGACGTGAGCATATTACTAAGCGTAAACCAAAGAAAACTGATTATACACAACAATTTATTAATATTCGTCCGGCCAAATTTAACTGGAAGCAATACTAGGAGGTGAAAGAACTTGGATAATGTGGCGAAAAAACAAAATGCTGGGAAACCCGTGCGTAAGAATCAACCCATAAAACGTAAAGTTACACAAATGCAATCAGGAAATTATTCAAGACCTTTTGCTTCTACTTTCAGTCAAAGTCAGGTCAATAGTTTAATTTTACAAAAAGCTAACAAAGAAACAAGTCGTAGTTATACTCGTTACACAAAAGCTAAACTACAACAGTATATTCAGAATCCACAATCAAACATTAACAATATCAGAGCTGTTTCTGAATGGTTATACAGAGTAAGTATGCCATATCGGAAACTAATCGAATATTACTCTTCTATGTTGTTATATAACTATCAGCTAGTCCCTAAAGAAGATTTATCGAATGGTGGACAAGCTGATTTCATTACTTCTTATACAGAAGCTGTAAAAGGTGTTCAGCGAATTAATTTTAAAGCCGATATGCCCGGTGTTATTGCAACAGCACTTAGAGATGGTGCTTATTTTGGATTTGTTTATGACAATGGAGATGATGAATGCTTTTTATACCAGTTAGAAGCTAAATATTGCAAAGTTACTCAGGTAGACAATGGTGTTTATGGATTTGACTTTGATGCAAGCTTCTTTGATCAGGGAAATAATAGTATTTATCTTGAAGAGTGGGATTCTGTATTTAGCACTGGCTACAATGCTTACAAAAGTAATGGTCAGGATTACAAATGGTTTCAAATTCCTATGGAAACCTCTATTTGTATCATTTCTGGAAACGATCCACTTCTTCCGCTTCCATATCTACTTCCACTCTTTGTGTCTTTGATTGATCTTTTAGACTATGAAAATTTAATCAAAGCTAAGACAGAGTTGGAAGCAAGTGTCTTATTACTTCAAAAAATCCCATTATTATCTGGTACAAAAGAAATCAATGATTTTGCTGTTGATTTAGATCTTGTACAAGCTATGGATGGACTTTTAAGTGAAGCTGTTCCTTCTTTGGTTGCAACTGCTTACAGCCCATGTGATCTTGAAGTCGTTCCTTTTAAAACAAATGACACGTCTGACACCGATATCTTTGCTAATTCTTTATCTAATTTAATGAGCAAAGTTGGTGTATCTGAAATGTTATTCAATTCTGACAAAGGTGGATCTGTTGGATTGAAACATTCTATAGAAGTTGATGAAACTGTAGCCATAGATTTCTTAGTTAAGATTGAGAGATGGGCTCAGATGTACATCAAAAACAATATTGATGAAAATTATATTATTAAGTTCCACAGATATACATATTTCACACAAGAAGATTATATCAACGTGAGAAAAGATGCTGCTGCCTTAGGTGTTCCAGTAAAAATGGAACTTGCTACTTCTTTGGGTTATACGCCTTATGAAGTTATGCAGAATACTGGTTTGGAAAATGCACTGGGATTAGATGAATTATGGAAGCCTCTTAATTCTTCTTATACATCTAATACAGGTACAACTGACTCTAAAGGTGGTGCTGAAGAAAAGAACCTTGATGATATGACTGAGGAAGGTATAGCAACCAGAGAGGAGAATAAAAATGGAGAATAAACCATTCATCTTTTGTATAGATGAGCAACTAAAAGAAAAATTAGAACAAAAATGTAAGCTGTTAAAAGTTGAAAAATGTAAAGATCATACGGTTTATATTTTTGAAAATAAATTGGAAGCCGTAGATATGGAATTTTCATTAGATGACCGTATGAAGATGGTTTTCACAAATAAAATGACATTCTAGACCGCTGAGGTCTTTTTTTAGTTGTAAAAAACAAAAAGAAAGGCGGTGAAGATGAAATTTGGCTAAAAACAAACAAAAAACAAAAATGAGTTTAAAATACAGTGCCTATATTGAGGACATTGTGTCTGCAAATAGCACTTTTGATAAAGGAATGTTACACATTGCTTATGAGGGCAAAAACCGAAATGGTAGCTATATTAGTACAAAATCATTTGAAAAAGCTACTTCTTCTCTTGCTTACGTACCTCTTGTAGCAAATTATTCAATCGATGAAGACAAGATTGGTTCTCACGACTCGACATTTAGAAAAGATAAGAACGGGGTTTTGAAAGAATACAATCTGACTGATCCATTAGGTGTAATTCCTGAGTCTCCACAGTGGTATTGGGAAAATGTTACTGAAGATGATGGCCGTGTGAAGACTTATTTTTGTTGTGAGGTCCTTCTGTGGAAACGTCAGGCAGTTTATGACCACATCAAAGAAAATGGTATTACAGATCAATCCATGGAGATTGGTGTTAATTCATATGAAATGGTTGATGGTGTGTGTCATGTTACTGATTTTGAATTTCAGGCGTTCACATTGTTAGAGAGTGCTCCACCATGTTTTGAATCAGCATGTTTAGAAACATATAGTGCAGATACTTTCAAACAATCAATGGATGAAATGTTTGAAGACTTTAAACAGTACTGTTTTGAAATGAAAAACACAGAAATCACAAAGAAAAAGGAGGAACATGACTTGAATAAGAAAGAACTTATCAAATCTTTTGGATTTGATCCAGAGTCTCTTGATTTTGAATATGCAGACATGGACGAAAAAGCCTTGACTGAAAAATTAACACAGATGAAAGAGACAAAAGAATTCTTACTGTCTAGTAATCTCGGAGAAGCTATGAGTGAAGCTTTTGCTGATCAGAAAGTTAAAACCGACTGGGGAAGCTATTCTAAATATTTTGTAGTGGACTATGATCTAGACAGCAGAGAAGTTTATGCTTACGACAGAGAAGATGGATACAAATTATTTGGATTCAGCTTTGATGTTGCAGGCGATGAAGTTAAAGTTGATTTTGACTCTAAGAAAAGAAAGAAATATACAATTGTAGATTTCGAAGGTTCTGAGGAACCAGCTGAAGACTTCTCTCTTGCTGATATTGTACAACCTGAGATTGATAAAGCTAAATATGAAGCTGAAAAAGCAACTGAAAAGACAGTTGAAGAAAAATATACAGCTAAAATTGGTGAATTAACATCAAAGGTTGCTGATTATGAAGCAATGGAACCTGAATTAGAAACTCTTAGAGAGTTTAAGAAAGAGGCTGACAAGAAAGAAAAGACAGCCATGTTAGATTCTTTCCAAGAAAAATTAAAAGGTTCTGAAGAATATTCTGCTCTATATGAACAGATCGAAAAATTCTCTGTTGGAGAGTTAGAAAATGAATGTTTAAAAATCATTGGAAAAGCTGCTATCAGTGGTGAATTTGCTTATAAAAATCCTGCTAAACATAAATTTGGTATGAGTGTTGGTGGAAAATCACCTGAATCTACAGCAAATAAACCATATGGTTCATTATTTGATGATTTTGAAAAATAATATATGAATTTTGAAGGATGCCTGTGCGGTGTCTTTTTTTAATGTCTAAAAACAAGGAGGAAAATTTAATGGCAAATACAAAATACGGTGTTGTCGAGACAAGTAAGATCAATGCTACTTATCTCGGTGGTGGACACATTTTTTCTGTGGTTGACGATGCTGCTGCTATGGAAAATGGAATGATTGTTGCTCTGGGTGATCCAGTAGAAACAAGTGGAAATGAAGAATATAAAGCAGCTACACCTACAAAAGGTAGTCAGGTTGTTTTAATTGCTAACCCAGCATTAATTTATGATCAGTCTACAACAGTTGGACAGGCTGAATACAACTATGTGATCGAAGCAGGTAAAAGTGCTCGTGCTTATACTCTTGTTCCAAGAGATATGTATGGAATTTCTGATTATCTGATCACAAAAGCTGCTGGAGAAAAAGTTACAGTTGGTAACTTAGTTGTTGCAAAAGATCGTAAGTATCAGGAAATTGCTAAAGCAACAGCTGTTACAGATTATGGATTTGTAGCGAAAATTCGTTATACATACATCAAATCTGGTGTAACTATGGTCATGCTTGAAGTAATGAAAAACACAGAAGTGGCTACAGCGTAATAAGGAGGGGAGAAATATATGTTAAGACTTATGAAATTTAGCGAACTGGGAGAAACAGTTCAGGCTGTTTTTGAACAAGGCGAGCAGGAATATATGGACTTCTCTGCTTTAATGTTAGACGCAGCTAACGACAAAATGAAGAAAATTGACGGTGTTGCAGATGCTAAAAGTGCTGCTAATACTGTTATCAGAAAGAAATTTGCTCAGGTTCTTGGAGTTGCTGAAGATGAAAAGAATCGTAAAGTTCTTAGAAAAGCTATCCGTAGACATCAGACAGAAGTTTTCGAACTGTTAGAGGAAACATTAGAGAACTTACTTGTAAGTGGATGGGGAGACAATCCTTTCTTCATGGAATGGGTTGATCAGAGAAACTTAGCTGACGGAGATCAGAATGTATTCTATGTTGAAGAGCAAGCTGTATTAACAGTTAGTAGATTCGCTGGTAATCATCACGACTTAATCCGCCAGAAATTAGGAATCGGAGAAAGCTTCTCTGTTACTACAGACTGGTATGGAATTAAGATCTATGAAGAGTTTGAGTTATTCATGGCAGGTAGACGTGACTTTGCTGCTATGATCACAAAAGTATATGAAGCTTTTGACAGAAAGATCAATGACATGATCTATGAATCTTTCATGGGAGCTGATGAAAAATTACCTACAGACTTAAAGATCACAGGTAAATTAGAAGCTGATAAATTAATTGAAGCTGTTCAGAATCTTGAAACAGATACAGGTAAAGAAGTTGTTATCTGTGGTACAAGATCTGCTATTTCTCAGGTTATCGCTCTTTCTCCATCTGCTTGGATTTCAGACGATATGAGAAATGAAAGACATACAACTGGTACACTAGGACAGTTCGAAGGAATCAGATTAATGGCTATCCCTCAGGTTAATGAACAGGGAACAAGAAACAAAAAGCTTGACAATAAGAAATTACTGTTAATGCCTATTGATGCTGATAACAAACCTATCAAGCTTGTTAATGAAGGTGAAGCTATTGTTAAACAGGTCAATGATGGCGCAACAAACCAGGATATGACATATGAGTACGAGTTAATGCAGAAACTTGGTATCAATGTTGTTATCAACCAGTTATTTGGAACTTACAAATTTACAGTAGGATAAAATCTGAGCCAGTTAAATGCTGGCTCTTTTGATATTAAAAAGGAGATATTAAAATGCCAGAAACTAATAAAACTAACACAGAAAATGCAGTCGAGGAAAAAGCTGCTGCTAAGTCCACAGCGAAAAGAACTAGAACAAAAAAAGCTACTCCTAAACCAGAGCCAAAAGCTCGTGTGTTTGACAAGGAGGAATTAATTCCTTGTATGTCAGTAACAACAGGAGAATTAATTTATCACGAAACATTCGCAAAATCTCGTACTCGATATGAGTGGCTTCAGTATGGAGAAATTACTGATGTTGAGTATCAGGACTTAAAAGCAATGTTAGCCAGAAAATCCGATTACCTGTTTTATCCTTATTTTATTGTTATGGATGAAGATTTCTTAAAGGAAAACCCTCAGTTACAGGAAATTACAAATCAGTTCTATGGATTAGATGATCCTAGAAGCTTCTTTGATAAGACACCAGATGCTTTAGAGTCATTCTTAAATAGTGCTCCTGAAGGAGTAAAAGATGCTGCTAGAACAGCTGCTGCAAAACTTATTAAAGATGGACAGCTGGATAGTATTCGTATTGTGAAAACAATCGACAAATCACTGGGAACTGAGTTTGCTAAGTTAGTGCTCTAGGAGGTGTATTATGACCTCTTATGAACGCATCTACTCTGTTTTCTTATTAAAGATCGAAGATTATGATTTTGCTGATCTATCTGATAAAGATGCCAATGAAATGCTGTTAGGTTATTTAACTGCAAGTATTTCTAAGTTTAGCAAATGTACTTCTGATCTTTCCAAGAGAGATGATACTGAAGGGGTCTTTGAAGATGATCTTTCAGATATTGAAATTGAAATCTTAGCCTTGTCTATGGTAGAAGAATGGATTCGCCCTCAGGTGAACTCTACTCTTCTTACTAAACAGATTTTTGGTGGAGCTGAAGAAAAATTTTATGCTCAATCAAATCAATTAGATAAGGTAATGGCCTTGAGAGATCAGATCAGAGTAGAAAAACAAAAAGCTTACAGAGATTATCAAACAGAAAAATTTAGACAGAACAATAGTTAGGAGAAATGTATGAATAGCAAATATGGAAATTTTCCAAAGGAGCAGATCCATGCTCATAAAAAGACTATTCAGAATTCCATCTTCAAGCTGTTATATATGCGTGAAGAAAAAGATCCTAATTTGGATAGATACTTTGCAGGATTATTATGGAAATTATCTGGATACAATAAAATCTTTTCTAATCAGACAGTCGTATTAGATCTTCTTGCTATCTTAGCTCAGGCTAGAGATGAAGCATTAAAAGAAGATTACGATCATGCAGCTTATAGAAAAGCTATTCTCGATGCTACATCACTTGTTGACCATATCAAGGAGGATGATGTAGATGAGTCTAGAGAGTTATAGAAATAGGTTAAATAATGGTGCTCATAGTACTGCTGCTTCTAAAAAGTACAGAGCCCATTCGCTGAAAGCTATGGATGTCACATTCACAAAGGACCCCGCCTTTCGGGAATGTAGGATATTAGGTGAAGATGTTGACGCAAAGTTTTTAGCATATACAAAAAACAGTATCAGTAAAGATGCAATTGATTATCATCTACAGTTTAGACCGGGTGTTAAGTATCCTTTGGGAACTTACGTAGATATTCCTGTCAATGATGATGAGGAATTTAGTACTTGGTTAATTGTTGATCATGATAATCATCCTCTTTTCTATCGGTACAATATTCTTCTTTGCAATTGGACTTTTAAGTGGGTTGCAAATGGGAAAGTGTATTCATGTCTTGGTGCGATCCGCAGCCGAAATTCGTAAATTCGTGCGCACTATCAGGGAAACTTGTTAGTGAAAAAGCTCTCTTTTTGCTGGAAACTCCTTAAAGTTATTTTACTACAACGTGGTCATGAAATATGGGCGAGCGTGAATGTTTGAAAAAAAATAAATTGGACAATCAGCCGGGAAGTCTCGAACAGAGAAACCTTCAACGAGCAAAGTAGGGCAAGTGCCTGAAAATGGGAGCCACCTAAGTTGTACTTACAATATGGTGTTGATGTGCTCTTCTCTTGTGTGAAAGCATAAGGATTTTAGTTTACATAAATAGTTAATTAAGACAGGACAGGAGGTAGCTCCTCTTTTGTTGTGCTCCTAACACAACAATTACTGTCTTTTTTATATTGAAATTTTTAGGAGGAAATTCAATGAAATACGAAACAGATTATTATAGAAATTTATTTAAAAAAGGAAAAACTTTATCAGAAATTGTAGACATTACAGGAGATGGATATCCTGAAATTCATAAAATTATAAAAGATTTAAAGGGTGGACGTTTTACTCATAATGACGTTTCACAAAAGCATAAAGACGATATGGCTCAAATGTATAGAGATGGAGTCTCTTCTGTAGCAATTGGTAAAAAATATGGTGTCAATCATAAATTTGTTGGAAGGATTCTGGACACTTATGGAATCAAAAGAATTGGTAATGGCCAAAGAACTTATAAAGTAAATGAACATTATTTTGATGAAATAGATACTCCAGAAAAAGCTTATATTTTAGGATTTTTAGATGCAGATGGTTCTAATTATATGCCTAAACAGACTATATCTATGTCTTTACAGAAAGGTGATCGTCCTATCCTTGAAAGAATTAATAAGGAAATTGGCAATGAACATCCTTTAAGATTTGTAGATAATTCTAATAAGCATGATTTTGGATATACATATCAAGATCAATATACTTTATTAATCTTTAGTGCATATATGTGTCGTCAATTACAGTCACTTGGAATGGTTCCAAGAAAAAGCTATTGTTTAGAATACCCAACATGGCTTAGAGAAGATTTACATTCTCATTTTATTAGGGGATATTTTGATGGAAATGGCTGTGTAAGAAAAAACATTATTTCTATCACATCTACTAAAAAGTTTTGCTCTAAATTTTATGAAGTGATATCTAAATTTTTTCCAGACATAAAAGCTAATTTAAGACCAGCAAAAAAGGGAAACGACTTTACTGGAGTAATTGATTTTTATGGTGAAAACGGAAAAATAGTCGCTGATTGGATGTATAAAGACGCTAATATATATCTACAACGAAAATATGATAAATATCTTTCTTTATATGTAAATTAAAACTATTTAAGCTAACGACTTAAATATAAAACTAAGAACAATTCTGGTGTGTGGACAGATTATTTGATCACGAGTATAGAAAACCAGATTTCATTCTGGGTTCCAACAAATGATGTTACAAACACCATAGACTACGATACACGATTCTTAATTACACGTAACCCATTACATCCAGTGGCATGGAAGGTTACAAAACGAGAGGATGCAGTTCCTCTTGGGATTACAAAAATTACATTAAAACAAGATGCTTTCAATGGTCACACAGACAATGTGGACGAATTGATTGCCGACTATTATAAAACCGAAGTTCCACCAACTCTTGAAACTGATGAAGACAAGCCTACGTTGCCTGATCTTCCAGATGATAAATTGGTGATCAACTTTGCTGGTGCTAAACCACAGATTAAATGTGGCGGTAGTGCTAAAAAATTCTCTACTGTTATTAAACGTGGAGATGGTACTACTTCTTCTCCTGAAAAAGTGGAGTGGAATGTTATAGTGCCACAGGGTCACTTAGATGACTTTGATATTGTTTGTGATGACACAACAGTGAATATCAAATGTCATAAAGTGTACTCTCTAATTGGTGAGACGATCACCATCCAAGCATTTGTAGATGATTTAACAGCTGAATTTCAGACGGAGGTGATTGGATTATGATAAGAGATTTTCAGAACATAGATGATGATATTATCTACAAGAAAAGGATTATTAAAGAAATTCTTTACAATGATTCTGATATTATCGAACTTTTGGATAACCCAAAACTTGATCCAAACTCTCCAGATGAATATCTGGGAATAAATATTTTTCCTGCAATTCATATTGAACCAGTACAATCTGAAGTTCAGAATTTCATTTGTTTCGACATTGATGATGTAGATATCAATGATCGGAATGGGATGATGAAAGAACAGGTATGTACTTTTAGAGTATTTTGCCACGAAGATAATCTCGCTACTCCTTATGGGGCTGAAAGACATGATCTTTTAGGATATTGCATCAGAGATAATTTTCAGTGGAGTAACAATTTAGGATTTCAAATGAAACTTACATACGATGTGTCAGGAACTACTGATACCAGATATGTTTGCAGGACATTGAAATTCCGAGTGATCACTCCAAGTAATCCTTATCAGGGACGAATGGACAACAGAAATAATGCCCATAACAATGTCTCACATGAGGAAATTCCTGACAATACGGTAGATCATGGATAAAGACCTGTCTATCATTTTCGGAGATGATTATTATATCAATGATGCAATAAGTATTCATCAGCCTACTCTTAGAGACATAAAAGAGATGGGTGAAGACAAATACTTTCAAGCTGTATTTACATTAACCTGTATTCCTAGTGATATGAAATACAGGCTTTTTAAATTGGGATTAGACTATGAAGAAGTTGAAGACTTTGATTTATTTATGCTTATGGCTCCAACTCTTGAAACTGACATATCTCAACGATTGTTCATGGGAGTTGATCTCAGTAAATTTGAGATGGCTCAAAATCAAGTAAATGGAGACCTTGTTCTTGTTGATATGGAAGACGACATCATGATTGACAAGCTAGCCTATATCAAAATATGTGATTATTTTAGATCTTTGCACGGCCTCAAACCTAAAGTAGAAATCGCTGGTAATGAAGAAACTAAAAAAATCCTTATTGAAGAAGACAAGATGAAATATGAAATGAATCAAAACAAAGAGTTTGAACCAATACTTCTTCCTCTTGTTATCTCAATGGTAAATACTGAAGAGTTCAAGTATGATTATCAATCTGTTCAAGATTTAAATATCTCAGCTTTTATGTCTAGCGTTGAACAGATTCAGAAAAAGAAACAAGCTGTTGCACTTTTACAAGGATGCTATTCAGGTATGATAGATACCTCAAAAATTAAAACCGAAGACCTTAATTGGATTAAGTAGCTCTTATGGAGCTGCTTTTTTTATACAAATTTTTAAATATTTCAAGGAGGATTAAACATGGCAAGTACATTCGACATTAATAACTTTGTCATCGATAGATGCTTACGTGCAATCATGGTAGATACAGACACAGGAGAAATCTTATGGTCTATTAATCAGATTACAGAGCCATCTATTAAATGCGAGTCTGACACAACTCAGGCTACTGATGCTCTTGAAGTTCCTATTATGGAATTCGATAGAGCTAAGAAAGCTACTTTCTCTGCAACTAACTCTTTATTCGATTTAGGATTAGCTGCTGCTCAGTTTGGTACAAAGAAACAGGTTGCTGATGCTGAGTCTAAAGTAATTGCTACAGCTTTCGAAACAATTGATATTGCAGCTGGTACTGCTGTTACATTAAAACACACACCTACAGAGCAGATTAAATACATCTATGAATTAAAAGGTGATAGCACATTAGGGAAGAAATATACTAATGGTGCAGCTGCAAGTGATGATAAATTTGTTCATGCTAAAGGAACAGATAGTGTAACATTACCAACTGGCTTATCTAAAGGTTCTCAGTTATTCGTTGAATACGAATATGAGACAGCTGAAGCTGTTAAAGTAACTAACAGTGCTACAAAATTCCCTAAAGCTGGAAAACTGATTGTACAGATTTTAGGTGCTGACGTATGTAACGTAAGTACACTGTACAATGCTTATCTTGTATTCCCACAGGCTAAGTTAAGCTCTAATGTAGACTTAACATTCTCTACTGATGGTAAACATCCATTTGAAATCCAGTGTATGCAACAGTACTGTGATAAAGAAAAGAAACTTTTCGATATCATCGTACCAAAAATGCCTACAGAATAATCAAATTTAAAAGCTGTCTTGTCAGATGATAAGGCAGCTATTTGATTGGAAACGATTTAGAAATGGAGGAATATCATGGGAGAAACGAAACAGAGAACCTGTTTTTGTTGTGGGAAGGCATATCACTACTGTCCTCATTGTGATGTCGATAGAGATAAACCATCTTGGTATTTTATCTTTGATTCAGACAATTGTAGAAAAGTATTTGATGCTTGTCAGAGATATTCTACAGGCGAATGCAATGCTGAACAAACAAGACAAAAACTGGACAAGTGTGATTTAACTAACAAATCTGACTTTCTCCCTGACGTTTTAGGCGTTATTGAGAAAGTTTTCGCTGAGACCAACAAAACGGCTCAATCCCCTTCCTCTTCTCCTTCTTCTTACTCTCGTGGTAAGAAGAAATGGAGATAGGTTTGCGGATCTCTTAGTGAAAAGAAATGATCACTGAGAGACACATAGCCATTAGGTTTTATGTGTCTCTCTTTTTTTAATTATAAGCAGGAGGAACTATGAAAACTACAAGTGGAATTACCGGGAAGACTTATGAACCGGATGAATGTGTATTTATTCCAAATATGCTTCAGAATTTTAAATACTTAAGCTATGGAGCTGAACTTTTGGATATCATTCCAGACAATAGATTCGATCAGAACAAAATTTTATTTGTTTGGAACAGAGAAGACACTAAGCACCTGTATGATGCTTGGTGTAAGCATGAATTAATTTAGAACATTATAGCAGCAGGTACTTCTGCTGTTTTTTAGTATACGGATTTTATAAGGAGGACTATGAGCGAAAAGAAACAAAGAGACAGTAAGTACAATGTTAGTAAGCGAACTGATAATCGTATGTGTGATGGGATCGTATTCGACTCTGCTCTTGAGATGAGATTTTACAGAGATGCTGTTCTTCCGGGCATCCTTTCAGGGGAAATCACCTATTGTGAACGACAGAAAGAATATTTATTACAGGAAGGATTTGAACATCAAGATAAAAAATATCTTCCTATTAAATATGTGGCAGATTTTGTACTTACATATAAAGACGGACATGAAGATGTCATTGATGTAAAAGGTATGCCAGATCATGTGGCACCTATGAAAAGAAAATTACTTCTATATAAATATCCTCATATCAACTTTTATTGGGTAGCATACTCAAAGATTGATGGTGGATGGAAAACTTATGAATATATTCAGTCTCAAAGAAGAAAGAGACGCAAAGAGAAACAGAAAAAAGAAAAGGAGAAATAACTATGGGAGAAAATACAGTAAATTTAGACACTATTATTGAGGAATTCAATAGCTCTGTAGAGGGAGCTACATTAGAACATGCTATCCCAAGCTTAAAAATTGGTCATTATGTTCCAATTGCAATAAAAATTACTGCAATTGAAGAAATCATTAAGGCATTAGGAAAAGAAAGCGAAAGCTATACTGTTACTGTAAATTCAATCAGTGCTTATCATGTATTGATCACTACTGCTCTACAGCTTTATACAAATATTGAGTTTGAAGGAGAAAGTACTTACGAGGTATTAGATTCTCTTGCTGAAGCTGGATTGATTGACAGAATCTTAGAGGAAATTGGAAAGGATTTTGAAGAATTTAAAAAGCTATATAAATTAGCTTGGGAAGACCATATGAGGAATCATAATTCTTTAGAAGCCATTGTTTCAAGGGAATTAAGATTTATTAATCTAAGCGTTCAGGAAGCTATTGTAGAAGGTGCCAAAGGAATTGATAGTACTGAAGTTATGAAAACAATGATTGAAAAATTAAAAGTAGAATAATTTAAAAAGAGTCTCATGTGAGGCTCTTTTTAATGGAAGGAGAATTACATGAGCAAAGCACAGGAAGTGTTGACGAAAATGAATGTTGCTGCAGCTAATTTGGCTGCTCAATTGGCATCAGAAAAATTGAAAGAAATTGGTGAATTAGCTGCAGCCAGCTTTTATGGTGATTACGACCCTAAACAATATGGACGAAGCTATGGACTATATGAAGCTAGTCAACCTCTGGTTAAAACTATCAGTGGGCCTGGAACAGCGAAAGGTGGAATTACTATCTCTTCTGCTTCTATAGGTGGGCACTATAATCAGAGTCCTGAAACAGTATTTGAATGGGACTTTATTGGTGGAGAACATGGTGGATACAATGTTGGAACTCCTACTTCTTCTCCTAGTCCTATGCAAACTATAGAGAACGATGTTAACAGCCGAAGAGCTGAGTTGGAAGCTAGTTGTGCCCAAGAAGCTATGGCGATCGTACAAGGGCAATATATGAACGAATTAAAAGCTGCAATGATAGCTGACTTTAAATCACAGGGGGTGAAATAATAAATGGCAGAAAGTACACAAGTAATTTCTTTTACTGCCTCTATGGGGGTTGACGTTGATCAGGCCTCTTTAGAAAAAGCTAAAAGCGAAGTAGTAAATGGTTTTAAACAAGTTCAAGTACCTATTGGTGCTAATATCAATAAATCCTCTATGGATAAAGTTGCTAAAAGCATCAGAAGTTATATTGATAAAACTGGATTAACAAATTTTCAATTTGTATATGAATCTAAAGATCTGGCCGATGCAGAAAAGAAGTTAAAGAATCTTAAAACTACTTACAATGATCTTGAAAAAATTAAGAACGACAATTTAAGCAAGGTTTCTAAACGTAGCTACGAGGACAGTGATCTTGCCACAAGAGCTGCTTCTAAGGTAAACGAAGTACAAAAAAAGACTTATAAGCAAGATAAATATAAAGATTTTTACAACGAATCTAAAACACAATATAACAAATTACATGGTAATTCTAAAAATGGTATCTCTTTAAATGATTTTAAAGAATATGCAATGGCCGGAATGCTAGCTCAAGAAGACATTGGAAAAGCTTTTGAAGAACTGCATGGTTTAATGTCAAATTCTGATTGGAGTAAGAACGATGAAATGCTCAAACGAGCTGGTGAGTTAAGAAATACTATTACTTCTAGACAAAAGTTTATAAAAGAATTGCTAACAGGACAAACTGATTTTGCAGGTACAGAAGGTTATAAAAGCCTGTTCCAAGCCCAGGGAATCGACTTAAAAAATATTTTATCTCCGATCGAAGAGGATGTTGTTAAACAGGTTAATAAGGCTCTTACTCAGGCTATGACTAGCACTGATAGAAATATCAAAAAGACTACAGGAGTAACTAATAAACTTAAAAACCAATTCAATAAACAATGGAGTGATATTTTAGCCCAAGAAGGTATTTTGATTTCTGGGTTCGACTCTAGTAAACCATATAAATTTCAAGAAGGACAAGCAATTAGTCCTCAACAATACAACGGTGCAAAAGCCGGTAGTAAGAACCTGATGGAAAAACAATCCAAAGGTGAAACTCTTACCGATGAGGAACTACAAAAAGCCGAGTATTACAGTAAAATACTAAGCAATTATCAGCCAGAAGAAGGTTCTACTACTCATGCTGTTGATAAAAATATTACACAATTCTTATCTGAAGCAGTTAAAAAATTAGAACTCCGTCAAAGGGAAGTTGATAAAGATTTTGAAATGCCTGCTGACATGAAAGACATGAGTAACAAAGACCTGATCAGTACTTTCCAAAGCGCTAGAGAATATATCCAGAAATTCAATGAAAAGATTAAGAATGAAGAAAATATCTATGCCGAGGAAGCTAAAGGTCTTCAAGAAGCTGTTAAAACTGTTGATACATACACATCTATTAAAGCTGAAAAAGGAGCTACTATTGAAACTCCTTGGTCTCAAGAAAGCCGTGAATGGTTAAGCAAAAACAAAGATGCAATTCGTGAACTTCCAAGCAGAAATGTTACTGAAACTAAGACAAACAGTGTTACAGAAGGTGAACATCTCAAAGAATCTTCTGTAAAAGTTACTGCTGACACTTCTCAGTTAGAATCTGCGTTAGCTAAGGTTGATGAAAAGATTGCTTCTTACGAAGGCAAAGATATCATTGTTAATCTTAAAGCAAACGATTCCGAGTTCAATACAATTTTACAAGAAATTAATGAACTAAGATCAAAAGAAAATATAGATATTACTATTAATTTTAAAGCTAATACAGAGAATATTGATAACATTCTTCAACAAGTAAATGAACTTCGCTCTAAGGATGCTATTGACGTTGCGGTTAATTTTAAAGGCAATGTTGAAGATCTCGAGAAAGCTATTACTTCAACTCAAAAATTTAAAGAGGATTCTAACAGCGGAGACACAAAAATTGACATCAATGTTAATGATGAAGAGTTAACACAAGCCGAAAGCAAGCTTACTTCTTTAAGAGAGAAAGCTTCTGAACCCATTAAAGTTGGTATTAATACTGATGCTGTATTAGATGATTTGGTTACTGTTGAGAAGATTATCAATGACCTAAAAAAGAATCTTGATTTAAAAGTTAAGTTCAATACAGGACAGTCTTTTACAGACAAGAAAGCTTCTGATATTGAGACCATGACAAATAAGATTGCTAATCTGGCTGACAAGTCTACTGCTTATTCTGCTAAGATCGCAGGTGCTTTTGCTGGTATTGGTAGTTCAATTCGTGAAGTTACAAGACTGGTTGATAATTTAAATAAGAAATTTAATCTTACTGGTGAGATTGCTACTGGCTTGAAGAACATGAACAAGGTTTTAGCCGGTGGAAATGTTGGTGGAGCAAACGATGGTACAGCATTAGGGAATACTAATCCTAAATCTGATCGTGTTAAAAATGCTGCTGACAGAGCTTTATCAAAGACCATTGTTAGTCAAGATCTTGAACAATATACAACAGAATTTGCGACTAAGGTTGAAGCTACAGTTAACCGAATTAGAGATTTAAAAGAAAAACATAGTGGAGATGTTTTCTTTGATAATAAAGAAATTGAGGAAGATATTAGAGAGCTTAATAGACTGAACGCTGAGCTTACTGAACATGGTAGACTTAGAAACCAATTTAAGCTCCAGAACAATCAGGGAACTGTTATCGGAGAAGGATTATCCTTAAATGATTTCAATGAAGCTAAAGCTGAAGAATTGTTCAGAGCTTCTGGTGTGAATAGTAATATTCTTGAAACCAGTATGGGTAGAAATGGAATGGCTGCTTATATCAAGGCGAGATCAAGAGATGATGGAAAGCTTGAAAAGTATGCTATTAATTTTAATCAGGATACTGGTATTGCTAGATCACAGCTTAAGAGTCGTTCTGAATATAAGAGTTTGTTTGGACAAATCGTTGGAGATATGGGTCAAGAAGTTACTAAGTTAAGTAAGTACTTGATCTCAATGGGTGGAATTGATGTCGTATGGCAAGGATTCCAACAAGGAATTGAAAGCATCAAAGAAATGGATGCTGCAATGACAGAGTTAAAGAAAGTCACAAGTGATACGAGTGATGTTTATGCTACTGTCGAAAAAGATATGTATGCTACTGGTAAAGATATCGGTAGAGATGCTGTGGAATTAACCAAATCTACTGCTGACTGGGCTAGATTAGGCTATAACACACAAGATTCTGAGAAGATGTCTAAGTGGACAGGTATTCTCATGAATGTATCAGAATTTGAGCAGGTAGATGATGCTACTAATGCATTGATTTCTATCATGCAGGGATTCGATAAGGGTGCTGATGATGTAGAGAATGTTGTTGATGTTTTGAATAACATTGGTAACTTGGAACCTATTTCATCAGATGAAATTGCTAGTTCATTACAAAGATCTGCTAGTGCTTTAAAAGCGGCAGGTGCTAATTATGAACAGTCAGTCGCTCTTACTACGGTAGGTAAATACAGTTGCCTAGGATGTGCAGAAATGCACAACCAAAGAACACATTTAATTGCATTGGTTGCCTAAAACTCTAAGCCACAATACAGGAGAAATCACTGTATGAAGGATTAACAAGTTAGAGATGTTACAATGGCTAATTTGCAGGGAAGTACCCTAACGTATTCCATAGATCATATGGTGTTAGTCGAGGGTAAACCTTCAACGATCATCCCCATGTCGGGACTCAGGCCAGTGAATAAAGGTGGAAATCCTGAATATCTGAGTCAATAGGAGTAGGACACAAACGATTGGTGTCGGTTAAATACCAGTAAACGAAAAGGTGTGATCCCTAACGTATAGTCGAGGGATTAAAACATGATCTAAACTTCACAGAGATGTGGAGAATGTATAAATGATTTAGTATAATTATATCTATTTATATATTGTATAGTGTAGTGAACTATACTAATAAATTGAATTCTGTAGTTCAGAATCCAGAATCAGTGGGTGGAAATAGACCAAGCGCCCAAGCTGCGTAGTAATATGCAGTTTAGCAAGGAGCCGTATCGGTTAAAATCATAAAGGCGTGACAAGACCGAGGCAACCGAATATTTAATAATATAGCAGAGGAGACTCTGTTTTTTTAATACTTAAATATAAGGGAGCCGTAGAGACTGTAATACCTCTTATGGTGACATAAGAGGTTCAGCTCCTCCCCTACTCTACTTTGTAGAAAGAGGGTGAAGATCCAGTCCGATCTGCAACTATAGCCTAAAAATAAAATTGCAGAGCTAAGAAGAAATTCTTAGACGCCATGTTCTACATGGTACGTACCTCTTACTGTTGGGGAAAGTAACACAGCGTTTGGCCGGTCTAAAAACAGTATCAATGAGGATTAGGGGTACCGACATGAATGTCCTCCAAGAAGCTGGTGAGGACGTTACGGGTTATATCCAAAATAAATCACAGTTACGAGATCTTATTAAAAACCAGACAAAAGTAGCATCTAATGACTATAAGGGATTCGATATGTTAAAGGACGATGGTTCTTACAAGAATCCATATGAGCTTATGTTGGGATTAGGTAAGATTTGGAATGAGATTGGTAGTTCTGATGGTGGTGATTTAAAACAAGCTTCTATTCTCGAAAAAATTGCAGGAAAGCAGAGATCTAACATAGTAAGTTCAATTCTTATGCATCCTGAGCAGTTAGAAAAAGTCTACAACGAAACACAAAACTCAGAAGGATCAGCACTTCGTGAAAACGAAACTCAACTTGATTCCATCCAAGGTAAAGTTGATCAGCTGACAGCAAGTTTCCAAGAAATGTGGAACACTTCTATTTCTTCTGATTTTATCAAAGGACTTGTAGATGCTGGAACTCAAATAACAAATTTAGTAACTAAAGCAGGACTTCTTAGAACAGCCTTTATAGGTGCTTTAGGAGTCGCAGGAGCAAAAGGAAAGCTGGGTAGGGCAAATTATCAGTTGTCCTCATGTACAATGCCCAGAGCAATCTAGTGGTAACACAGAACGAATTTGTATTGAAATGGTGATACGAATAAGAGATTGCTTAGAAAACAACCGAAACTGAAATACTTTTTGATAATTTATGTACGGGAACTGTTAAACGATATTGATTACTAACTTAGTACAGTGATGTATTAAGGGCAAGGGGTAATTCCTAAGATATAGTAATAAGATCAATATTTATACAGAATCCGCAGCGAAGCCTCTATATTAGAGGAACGTCCATCGATCATAATGGGAATCTGGTTAACTCACCTTACGAGTGACATCAGAAAGGGATGATCAGAACTGTATGCGAATGTGCCGCTAGAAAATTATCAGCATGGAAACATGCTTGCACATAGGGAAATGAATTTTATACGATATATTATAAATACTTATTAACATAATTTAATACTCTTTTTATATTGCTCTAGCAGACTTACCACATTAATTGAGTCTTAAAACACTAGGTAGAATCTGGTGTTTTAAAGGGGTAGTAAATTAGCCATATATGCATAGAAGGATAAGCAAATCATCAGCACCATCTGTTCTATGCCATTTGGTGCACCTTCCTGAAGAAAAGGAGAATTTAATATGGCAATTTTAACAAAAGCAGAAAATGGAGTAGAAAACAACAATCAGATTATGAACTTCGTAAACGATGAATTTGGATCAATCAGATGTATTGAGATAGAAGGAACACCATACTTCGTTGGAAATGATATTGCAATCGCACTTGGATATTCTAACTATCGAAACGCTGTCTCAAAGCACGTAGATGTTGAGGATAAGCTGCGTACCCAAATCGAGTACGCAGGTCAAATGCGAAATGTGACTGTCATCAATGAATCTGGTGTTTATGATCTAATTTTCAATAGTAAATTAGATTCAGCTAAAAGATTCCGTAGATGGGTAACATCTGAAGTTCTTCCACAGATTAGACGCACTGGTGGATATATTCCATATAAAAATCTGTCTGAAGCAGAGTTTGTACTTAAGGCACTGGAAATTCAGCAAGCTACAATCGCAGAGCTTAGAGGGGAACTTGAAGCTTCCAAAGAAGATATAGATTTTGCAAGATGTGTTACTGCTTCTTCTGATACGATCGACATGAATACAATGGCCAAATTGTTGCAGAATGATGGATATGACATTGGAAGGAATCGCCTTTTCGAAATTTTGAGAAGCAATGGAATCCTGATGCGGGACAACATGCCATATCAGAGATATGTTGAGAACGGATGTTTTGAAGTTGGCGAACATGTGATTTGCAATGTGATTGTTCCACAGACTTATGTAACTGGTAAAGGTCAGAAACTTGTTTACAGAGTTGTTGGGGATCTTGAAGATTAAAGTTTGGTGAGATTGTTGTTGATAAGGGGGCGGTGAAATATCGCCTCCTTTTTAAAATTAAATTTATATTAAAAGGAGTTTATGGAGATATGGGAAGAAAAAATTATAGATTAGATACTAAAGTTGTTAGTGGATATGATATTACAAAAGATTGTGGAGTTAATTCAAAAAGAGAAAGTTTATATATAACTTCTATTGACGTTGCACACTTCTATGAAAAAAACATAGCAATGTGTTAAAGAAAATTCACAATTTTATTAAAGACTTGCCTCAATTGGGCGGGACATATTATATCTTAGATTCGTATCAAGATAAAAATGGACAGTATAGACCAATGTATAAAATGAATCAAAAAGGGTTCACTCTTTTGATGAGTAAATTCACAGGGAAGTCTGCCCTTTGTCTTACATACCAATACGTTGATGACTACTCTAAAGCAATTGGGCAGATTACTAATCTAATGAATAAAATTGCTACTCAAAGCAACGAAAATGCATAAGGTAACGAATCGTTACTCCATAAATGGAGAAAAGGCATCCCTACCTCCTAGGAATGCCTTTGTATGAAAATAATTAATTGGGCAACCAATTATTCCATGATGTTTCTAATTATAACTTATGTTTCCAAATATTGCAAGGTTAATTGTAAAAAAGAGGTATCTTTATGAACCTCTCTTCTCCTGTTAAATCCAGATACACAAAAGGCTCACTGAATTGTGAGCCCCATGTGTATTATTACTTTGAGATATAATACATATTTCTTGTTACATAATTAGTATAGAATATTGCATTAGTGATTGTCAAATATATATTTTACCAGTGTGAAAATAGGGTATTTTCCTGCCCTTGAGTAAACAGTTTGCTTGTACAGTACAATAAAGAAACTGGTAAAAATGAATTTCCAATTGGTAGTGCTCTTCTGAACATACTTAGTCCTACAAGACGTAAGGCTAATTATGAGAATATGAAGTCCGATCAAAGTAGATTGCAGGACTTCTTTAGTAACAGTATGGTTCCTGAAATTTTTGGTAGCAAGTCTGCTAAAGAAAAAGAGGATATGTTTAAGCGACTTCAGAATGAAATGAAGACTGAAAAAGGTCGTGATACAGCTAGTACTCTTTACGGTCAAGCCAAACAAAACAACTATGATCTTACCGATAAGAAAAATACTTATGGAAAAGGCCTTGAGAAGTTTAATGAAGCTGTAGAAAAATCTGGTAGCATTGCTCAATCTGCTGCAGGTGGAGTTGCAGGTGCTTTTGAAAAGATCAAAGCTTCAGGTATTGCTGCTAAGGCTGGTGCTTTTGCTGCTAATGTTGGTATTGGTTTAGCTGCTAGTGCTCTTATGCAATTAGGTGCTATGGCACTTTCTTGGGTTGGTACTAAGATTCAAAAAGCTGCTACCTATGATAAAGATAAAATAGAAGCTGCTGACAAAACACGTACAAACTATCAGGACAAATTATCTGATACAAAAACTAATATCTCTACTCTTAAAGGAAACAAAACTGAGTTTGAATCCTTATCTAAAGGTGTGGATGAATATGGTAATAACATCAGCTTAGATACTTCTTCTTATGAAAGATTCTTAAATATCCGTAAGGAAATTTTAGATACTACTCCTTCTCTTATTTCAGGTTATGATGCTGAAGGAAATGCAATCGCTAAGACATCAGGTTTGATAGACAAAGCGATTGAATCTCAGGAGAAGAAATTAAAGAGCACACAAAAGGATTATTCTTCTGATGCTACTTGGGATAAACTTAACAAAGGTAATCAGGAAAGCTTGAAGAAAGCTGCTGGTGGCCTATTAGATAAAAGTCTTTCTAAAGATATTGAATCAACTCGAAAAAATATTTCTGATGAGATTTATAAAAGAACATCTTCATCTGGAGATAGTTTCGGAAAAGCATTTGGAGATGCAACAAAAAAAGTTATCGGTGGTAAAAAAGCTCTTGATTTAACTAAAGATGCTGATATTAGCAAATTTGCTAACAATTACAGCAAAATCTTTGATCAGATGAAAGAAGACAATCCTTCTATTTCAACTGAGGCTATTGAAGCCAATGTATCTAAATATGTAGCTAGATATAATAAAATGATGAAAGAGATCAAGTCTCTTGCGAAACAATATAAGGAAGATTTCCAAAATACGGTTTCAGCTTCAGATGGTTATGACAAACTATCTAGCAAAGGACAAAGTTTCTTAAGTGGTATTGCTGGTAACATTATTGACTTCGACAATGCCAATGAAAAAGATTTAACTGACGATAACATTAGTAAGAAGCGTAAAGATCTCCAAAAAATTACCAAAGAGTTTACTAAGAATAAAAAAGCACAGGAAGATTTGGATGAACTGGTTAAAACAACCAACAAAACTGGTGGAAAATCGGCCAAAAAGTGGAGTGAAGATGTCCAAGATGCTTATAACGATCTGACAAAAACTTTAGGTAAAAAAGTTGATGGTAAAACATTAAGCGCTGCTCTTGAAGACGCTTTTGATTTTAAATTCAGCAAAGATGGAGATATTCTTCATAATGGTAAAGATGTTGAATCTATGATCAGTAGTATACAAGACAAACTTGGCGACAATAAAGATACAACTAAGTTTTTAGATGGTCTCGATTTTACTGAAATGTCTCAAGCCTTTGATATCTTAAATTCTAAAACTGAGAAATGGACAGGTAGTCTTGATCAGTTGAAAGAGCGTCTGAAATTAATCAATCAGACAAAATCTCAGTCTACTTGGAGTGATTATCTCCAAGCTAAGGAAACTGCTGATTCTGGTGATACTTACTTGGCAATGCGTGAAGCATTCAATGCTCAAAAGAAAGAACGTGATAAAGGGCTTATTGGAACAGATGATTTCAAAACATTGACAAGTGTTATGAGTTCATCTGGTAAGACTGATGCTGCTACTTTTGATAAAACTTGGGCTAAAACTACTAAGTATTTTACAGAAGATAATACTGGATTAGTTAAATTCTTAGATGATTTATCTGCCAAATCCCAAAAAGCTAATACTGATTTTGGTACTTTAAAGAAAACTGCTGAAGGCACTTATTCAGGAAAGATCACTAATACTGCTTCTGCTGCTAAGGCAATGGGTATGGGTATTGAACCTTTTGAAGCTGTATTGAATCGCTTAAAAGATTATGGTGGTAAGATCAGCTTTAAGTCCGTAGTTGAAGATTACAATGATTTTGAAGATAGCCTTAATGGATTGGCTGACAAATGGGACAAAATGAACGAAGGTGCTGGCAAAACTACTCTTGGTAAACAAATTGAGGAATACCGTCAGAAACTCATTAAGCTCAAAAATGCTGAAAAAGAAATTCCTGATGATCTGAAAAAGAGTTTGGAATTTACAATCAAGGTTGCTGATTATACATCTGATTTAAACAATCTCAAAGAGCAGTATAAAATCAATGAGAAGTCAATGACCACTAAGGAAAAGAACGAAAACCTAACTAAACAGGTAAGTGATGCTAATAATATTCTTTACAATATGACAGGTGGTAAGGACTTTGGTAAAGGTGGACTATTAAAAGGCGTTCAAATCAGTGCCAACATGAAACTCAATCTTAAGGATAGTCAAAGTGAAATTGATAAATTATCTGAAGAATTTTCTAAAGCTACTGGAGAAAAGAGAGTTAAAATCGGTGTAGAGCTTACTCAAAAACAAACAGACCTTATTGAACAACTCAATAAATTGTTACCAAAAGATAAACAAATTCCTATCAATATTATTGACAACGCTACTCCTGAGATCAAAAAACTAGATACTAAAAAAATTAAAGATAAAAAATTTGCAGCATACTGTAAAGATCATGCAAGTGCAGTCCTTTTGGCGATTAAGAAATATCGTGATAGTTTACATAATAAAACAATTACTTTAACTACTAAGCAAAAAAATATTCATAGAGATATTACAGATAATGGCGGTAAACCTAAAATCACAGGAAAGAAGAATGGAAAAGGCAGCAGAGTTTCTAGTCCCTTTCAGATAAAAAATCTTGACTCACAAGCCCATGGTACAGCACATGCACACGGATCTTTTATTCCGCATTCAAATGCTTTTGCTCAAGGTACTGTCGATGACTTAACAGACTGGTATGATAATGAGCTTGATGATATTGAAGAATTTGGTGCTTTTGCTCACGGAACAATTAAGAAACTTGGAAGCCGTGCTCTTGCGATGGGAACAACAAGAATCTCTGATTTATCAGAAATCAATCCTATTGTACAGGCTGAAAAGAACAAATATTTACAAGAGAAAACGGATAAACTCAAATCATCTGTTGGTAATGCTCACGCCAATGGTGGCGATTGGGGATTAAAACAAGATGAACGAGCTCTTACAGGAGAATTAGGAGACGAACTTGTCGTATAAACCACATATGCGACCTTATGTAGTAATACATATGTGAAAATTTATCTAATTGCTGGAAAGTCTTAAAGATAATTAAGCTACAACAGAAGGATGAAATATGCCTAGATGTGAACGCTACGAAAGTAAAAAGAATTAATTATATGGAAGCGAGGTTAAATCCCCTGCTTCTGCTACAATGGACAATCAGCAACCAAGATCCGAATAGGATAAGGTTCAACGACTATCCTCTTATGAGGAGTAGAGCCGCAAGCTAATGGCGGTACAGTAATGTTTAAATCGAAATGATAAATTACCTGATAAATATGATAAACAAATATTCTCTCTATGAAAAACATGTAGAATGCTGTATAATTGCTTTATAAATAAATTACGGAGGGAAAAATGTATGAAAGAATTTAAAGAAGGATATTATGAATATGAAGTTATTGCTCTTCAAGATGAAGATGGAAGAGTTAATATCCCAAAACTAAAAGATTATTTAAATAACATGGGAAAAAACGGATGGCGGGTAAAATGTGTAACAACAAATGAATTAGGAAGGGAAAGTAAGGCATTGGGAATTGGTGGCTTCGGCGGTGCAGTTAATTCAACTGTAGATGAAACTATTATAATTTTAGAGAGATTTGTTTATCAAGAAAATGCATCTCTCCCACCAATGTAGGAGGCATATGATGAGTAATAATAGATTTGATATAATTTACGAATCTTCAGATATTAACTATGTAAAAACATGTCCAGTTTTTATAATCGGAAAAAGATTATTGTATGATCAGTGTAAAAGAAGTTATCTTGGACAAATAAAATTTAAAAATATCACAAATGCTACTATTAAGACCATAGAGATTAGCCTCATTGGTCTTGAAAACATTGGTGATAATAAAATTGTGCAGCAAAGTTTTAAATACTGTAATCTTGAGGCACAAAGAGATTATTGCTTTGGAGAACAAACACCGATATATATTAATGGAAAAGACCTAATTAAAATAGATGTTATTATAAATAAAATTGAATATATTATAGATAATGAACTTTATGTTTGGGCTAATAATAATATGACAAAAGCATCTATACTCCATCCACAATTAATAGAAAGTGTTCTTACTCCTGATTTACTTAATCAATATCGTAGAGAAAACAATTGCACTGAACAGGACATATATGCTCCCTGTGAAATGGATGAACTATGGATTTGTACATGTGGAGGTGTAAATTCTATAAATGAAACAGAATGTCATCTATGCAAAAAAGGCATTAAAAAATTAATATTCTCATTAAACGAGGATTATTTAAATCAAAAGCTAAATGATTATAATTCAAAATTAAAAAAAATAGCAGAATCTTGGGAAAAGCAAAAACAAGCTAAAAGAAAACATTGGTTAAAAATCGGCAGTATTTGTATTTTAATATGTTTTATCGTTTTTGGAATAATTGTTCCCAAAGTTGACAATATACGCAAAAAAGATTTTGCAAAAAAATTTGATGACTCAATAATTGAGTTTTATACACAAGAGGTTTTAGATAATTATGGCCGAGATCTAACAGACAAAGAAATCGGGACCCCAATAGAAAATACAGCCGAAGATGATGACTACGAAAGCCACATAGTTTATGGTGGTAAGGATTATAAACTAGGAGGAATAAGAGGCCATGTATCATATGAATATGACGATCGATATCGGCCCTATGTCACCACAATAAGCTGGTCTCCTACAGAGGACAAGGATTTAAGATATATAAAATATGCTTTTTCTCAATTGGGAGTTGATGGAGAAAAACCTAAAAAGTCAAATTCTTATGATTCCGATTGGGAAAAAGAAGACGATGAATCTGTTGTATATTATTCTTTTGAGAAAGACAATAGCTATATAACATCGTCTGAAAGTGGTGAATATGGTAAAGTTATTCTAACTATTGAGAAAAATTCAAGTGGAAATATTTCAGACCTTACCATTACATGGGATAGTAGTTATTTAAACCATTAGTAAAAATCTTATAAAAAAGAGCAAAAGTATTCTTACTTCTGCTCTTTTTTCATACACAAATTTATCATACAAACACACAAAACAAATCATACAAAAAATCAGGTAAAAGATATAGTCTGAACTCATGTGAAAGCATGAGGAGTGAAAACTCTTGTCGGTGTTGCGAACCGATGAAAACATAATTGACGTGGTAACAGATGGTTTACTGTAGGTTCTCAGGGACCTGAGTTTGTAAACCTCAAACATGGTGATATAGTATTTAATCACCTACAAACAAAAGAACTCCTAAACAAAGGAAAGACAGGAAGTAGAGCTAAGATTGTTGGTGGTGAAGGAGCATTTGCTCATGGATCTGCTCATGCTAACTCTGCTGGAATTAAAATTAAATTTAATGGTAGCAAAACTACTACACACAAAAAGAAGAAAACTACTTCTTCTGGTAAATCTAAAACCGGTTCTGGAAGTTCAAGATCCGGTAAGTCTGGCTCTGGAAGTGGTAAGAAGAAAACCAAATCTAAATCTAAGAAATCAGCTCTTGAAAATTATCTTAATAAGATAGGTAAGGCTTTTGATTTCATTGAAGTAAAGATTGAAAATCTTACTGCTGCTACTGATCTTTGGACAGCTAAAGCAGAAAATGTTCATAGTCTTACTTCTGCCGTTGATGATTATGACAAAGCTTTAAAGAGTGTTGGTTCTTCTATCACTGCTAATACCCAAGGTTATAAGAAATATAAGAAATTCTATGAAAGCTTTGAAAAACAAGCAGTTAAGAAAGCTCCTAAAACAAAAAATGCTTCAAAAGCTAAGAATCAAAAAGTTCTAAAATCTTATTTTAAAAAAGTACGTAACGGGTCTATTGATATCAAAACTATTAGTAATGATAAAATCCGTAGTGCTGTTGAAGAGTATAAGAACTGGTATGATAAAGCTAAACAATGCAAACAGCAAGTTGAGGAGCTTAAGAAACAACAACAAGAACTGGTACAAACCAAGCTTGAAAAGGTTGTTAGTTATTATGATGCTATGGCATCTAAAACGTCTGCTATCCTAGAGAACTATCAAAAGATCAATGATCTTAATATTGCTCAGGGTTCAGATACTTTTGATAATAAAACAGCTAATCTAAACAATCAGATTCGACAATATCAAAATCAGAGAAATATTCAGCAACAAGAATTGAATAAATATCAGGCAGAATATGATAAGGCTAAGAAAAAGGGAATCTTAACAGATGAACAAAAGAACACATATGAAGCCCAGATTCAAACTTTTAGGAATAATATTGCTGATACTGATACTGCTATTGCAAATGCAAGAAAAGAAATTGATCAGATTAAATTTGATAGGTTGACAAGACTTGCAGATGAAGCTGAACATGCTGCTACTGCCTTAGAACATACTGCTTCTATGGCTGAAGCTCATGGTGATTATGCTACTAAGCAGTCAAAAACTGATCAGATCGCTAAAAACAATGATAGGGCTGCTGTCAATGCTGAGATCATGAAAACCGATCAGGAATTGATGAATAAGGTTGCTAAGGATTCTGAAAGATACAAAGAGCTTTATGATGACTGGTATTCAAGACGTGAAGAAAATTACTCTTTAGAAGAAAAGAATGAACAGTTACGTCAGGAAGCTATTATGATTCCTCTTGATGAAAGCAGTCGTAAGATTGATAAGAGAAATACTCGTATCGATGAAAACAACGATCTTATGAATATGTTGAATCAGGACTACTTAAACGATCCTGACACAGGTAAACTGACTACAGATGGTAAAGCTAAAATTGCTCTTCTAAGTGATAGTATGCGCCAAGAACAGCTTAATATGGCCGATCTGGCAGAACAAAGAAATGCTTTATATAAATTACATGACGATCATCAAATTGGAGATTCTGCTTTTGAAAGTAAGTTAGCTGAAATCAATAAACAACTTCGTGAGGCTGCAACAAACACCAATGACTATAAGAACCAAATTATAGAACTTGGTAAAACAACGATGCAAGCTGAAGTTGATGCTCTGGTTAAAGTTATTGATAAGCGTAAAGAGGCTTTAAATCGTAAGAAAGAATATTATGATTATGATAAAAACATCAAGAGTCAGACAAAAGATCTGCAAGCTCTTGAAGCTCAGCGTGCTGCTTTAGAGGGTGTCGAAGGTGAAGCTGCGAAAGCACAAAGAGCCAAATTAGACGCTCAGATTGCTGATGCTCAGGAACAAATGGATGATACTAAGAAAGAACATCAATATTCTATGGAATCCCAAGGATACGATGATCTGACTGAAAAGTTACAAGAATCTTTAGACAAGCAGCTTAAATCTTTAAGCGGTTCTCTGGATGAACAATCTAAGCTTATTAGCAAGTTCTTAAAACAGGTTGGAGATTCTTATTCTGATGTCTTTAAGAAGATCAATGACACTGCTATTAATTCTGGACTTATTAATGGACTAAGTGAGTTATATCATTCTGAATACAATAGTTCTGCTAATGGCAAGACACCTGAACAAAACGCAAAAGATACTCAGAACAAGAACAGCTCTGTGACTAATAATGTTGCAAATCCTGATACTAATGTAACTGGTACAACTGGTATTACAGGTTCTAAGGTTGATTCTTCAAAAGTTGAAACTGGAAATGCTAGTGCTGTTAGTGGTTCTATGAAAACACCTGAACAGCAGGAACATAATCTTATGTCTTTCAGTGTTAGTCCAGCGTCTATTACCTTAGCCCCTGGAGAAAGTAAGACTGTTACTGTTTCTGATATTGTTCCTCCAGACGGGGCTGGACAATCATTTTCTTGGTATTCTAATAGCCTAGGTTACATAACGATGTCTCCTTCAGGAGCTTCATGTACAATTACGGCTACAAAAGGAGATCATGAAGGAACAGTTACTCCAGTGTGCAAATCTGCTAATGGACTCTCTGTGAATTTCACCGTTGTAATCCAACTATCTGCCAGTCAAAAGAAAGCTAAGTCATTAGGATTAAATTTTCATATAGGAGCTGCTTACACTGAAGCTCAGCTTAAGAGTTGGTCTCCTTTAAACAATTATTTAGCTAGTAAGGGCTATGATGTTGTAAACAATCCAAAAGGTATGGAAGCTCTTGGTAAAAAACTTGGAGTAATTACGACTAAGAACTCTAAAAAGGGGAAAGAGTTTTATAAGGGAAAAGATGGGAAATATTCTAAAGCTCAATCAAATAAAATCCTTACAGCATTAAAGAAAGCAGGTGTAAGAAATGGTGGTGTCATTGATGATGTAATACCAATCTCTAAACTTAATGGTGTAATCCAAGGTAATCATGATCATGGTATTGCTACTGTTCGTAGAGACGAAATCTTACTGAAGCCAGAAACATCCGATGTGCTGAAACAAGCTGTTAAGATTTCTGAATCAGTTGTTAAAGCCTCTAAGACAAAAGATATTATGACTGATACTGGAGACTTCTCTTCTTATTATGATGCATTGATCAAAGTGGAATCTGGAGGAATGGTTGATAAGAGTGTTCTGAATGATCTTAAGGTTGTTGCAAAACAGGTTTATGATCAAGAGCAAGCTAACAAACTAAAAGAATATCATAAAATTGGTCGTAAGCCTACGATCGGTAAATAATGTAGAGCCTATGTGAAAACATGGGCTCTTTTTAAATTGGAGGAAATCATGGAAATTAATTTATTATTATTACTTATTATTGGAATTTTATTAATCGGACTTGTGCGAATGAAATGCAGGAATAGATTGTATTCAATTTCGTTGGGAGCTCTGATGAATTATATGGATGATGAAGGATTAACTCCTTTTGATGAGCTGACTCCTGAAATGAAGTCTATGTACATCAGGGAAGAAATTGCTTCTATGAGGAATGGAAATTTATTATAAAGGCATAGAAAAAGACACCCACTAATTACAGTGAGTGTCTTTTTGTGAGCGATGATTAAGTCTTAGTCATAAGACTCGTGTTCATAAAGTTTCCTTCATTCCTCCTTTAATCATCCTTTTAATCCTGTAGGGTGTCCAATCCTACAATCTTTTGAAGATCTAAACGTGGTTGTTTATTCTTACTTACCAAATTCATCATAGCACATATTGTGCTTCTATTCAATGAATTTTCAATAAAAGCAATCTTTTTGTATTGTCTTTGCCTAATCTACTATGTAGGTTTTCGTTATAGTATCCGGTGCGCTAATTGGACAGGGAAGCGTATAGATATTTTAAGTCGAATACAAAACTCTTGCTTTATGTTTTTTGATACATTTTTTATTTGCGAATTAGTAAGATCACAAATGCTGCAATATTGGCAATATCGGCAGCGTTATGTAACACGGTAAGTAATGTGTCGACCATCGTTGTAGTCTTCTTTCTACTACATATCCTTCAGGCATCATTTAATATGACATATACCATTATATGCCAAAAGTCGTCAAAAAGAAAGGTGGAATTTGTAGAATTGGTACTTACAGGACATTTTTAAGAAAGGAGAATCTATGTATTCAAATGCAATAAGTTTTACTTATAACAATAAAAGTCTGTCGGACTTTTCACATAAAATGATCATCGGGTATATTGATAAATCTGAAGATTTATTCGGTCTTGATAGAGAGATCGTAAGCGGTTCAACTACTATGAATCGTAATATCTATCATGCTTATAATACAAAATATTCAGGAAAACTTGGATTCCAAATTACTCTTCTTCATGAGGATCAGAAACGATTTACTGAAAATGAAGTATCTGAAGTTACTAGATGGTTAACAAGTCCTAAAAGCTATAGAAAATTAGAGTTTTATGGCTGTAATGGCAGCAAGAATGATGTCGTTTATTATGCCATTGTTACTAAGGTTACTCCTGCTCTTGCTGGAGGAATTGTTGGCTTAAAGATTGACTTTGAGTGTAATGCACCATATGGATTTGTAGAAAAAGAAAGCAATTTATTTGATCTAACAAACAAACTAGAAACACCTAATCATAATGGATCTTTAGTTCTTGATTGTGGATCAGATGAACTGGAACAATATGTTTATCCTATTATTGAAGTTGAAAGTCCTGAGCTTTGGACTGATCTTCAAATTACAAATCATTCAGACGACAACAGCACGATGCACTTATGGGATACGAAAGGTACTTATGAGATTAATTGTCAGCATCAAGTTATTAAACTGAATGGAAAAGGAATTGTATTATCAAATGTGTTCAAGATGGACACTGTACAAAAATTATATTGGTTACGACTTGTTCCTGGAGAAAATAGAATTGAAATCACAGGTCGTTGCAAAATAAAAATCAAGTGGCTCGAACCTAAGAAGGTTGGAGCTTTTTAAATTCAGAAAGGAGGCGTGAGAGTGAATTGGAATTTATAAAAGACATTTTCAATCATACAGAGCCTTATGATTTTTATCTGGTAAATCCAGAAGGCAAGGCAATTTGCGCCTTAAATAGCATTGACACTTCTACTACCTCTCTCACTGCTACTCTTAATGATAGATGGGAATTAAGCTTTAGTGTAGAAAAATATATTGATGCCAACAATGATGCAAATTTTGTCTTATCAAATGGATATGAATATCTAGATAAAGGAATGGAAATTTATATAGATCGTATCGGATACTTTGTGATCACTGAGGTCCCAAGTGTTCAGTTTGATGGATATTCAGAAATGAAGACTGTCAAAGCTGAGTCTTGTGATGTTGAGTTAGAGAATAAAGATTTAGTTACTTTCTATGTTAATACAGGAAAAACAGGAAGTAAAGAATATACTGCTGATGGGAATGTTATCGAAGATAAATTAACAGGTAATAAGATCTTAAAACGCTATGTTGCTTTATATGATCCTGATAATCGTCAGTTAAGTTTATTAGATTTAGTCCTTGAAAACTTGCCGGGGTGGTCTGTTGGACATGTCGATGAATCTTATATTGATGAAGAGGGAAATACCAAATGGCTTATTCCTTATAAGAGACAAAATGAGAACGGAGAAGACGAATGGTTCTTCGTAAGAGGTACATTTGAAGAAGAGTCTATTAATGTTTATGCTTTCTTAACTCAGAAAGTAGCACAGGCTTATAGATGCGTGTTCACATTTGACATATTAAATAGGAAGATCAATTGTTACCACATTAGTCAACTTGGTAAAGATACAGGTATTTCTCTAAGCACAACAAACTATATTGATTCTTTAAGTGTAACCGGTGCAACAAATGATGTCTATACACAGTTTAATGTGGCCGGTGGAGAGAATCTTGATATTAAATATGTAAATTTTGGTGAAATTACCATTGATAATTTATCATACGTCCTTAAAGATCCATTGGTTTCTAAGGATCTGATTGACAAATATGAAGCTTATTTGAAATATAGAGGGACACATTGGGATAGCACCAAGAATGAAAAAGTAACTTATACTCTTGATGATGGAAGTTCAAAAGAAATGACTCGTAGAGAGTATTATTCTTATCTCACTAGAATGTGGGGCAAATACAAGAAAGTTGCTGATGAAATTAAAAGTCGTGTTCCTAATGATGGTTTAAAAACTGATTGGGATACATTCAAGGAAGATGAGCTTCAAAAGCAACTTGACATCTATATAGATGCTGTTAATTTCATTTTATTAGAGTATGGATATGCTAAAAAGAATAAGAACGGTGAGCCCATTAAAAAAGAAGATGGCACATATGAGACCATTTTAACAGGTGATGAATTACAACTTCAGATGCGAAAAGATGGTTGCTGGTATACTTACACTGCTTATGTTGATGGAGTTATTCCTAACATTAAGATTGCCATTGATAACATTTACAAGTCTGATGACGATAAGGTAAAACCGATTGACAAATGGGAAACTCAGTGGGAACTATATGGAGTTGATGAGTTAAAAATTAAAATCAAATCTTATCAGAACACATTAGATACCCTAAAACAAAATGGCTATGATAAACCCTACGAAGTTTCTGAAAACACAACAGATTATTACCAAGTTTATCAAGAGTACAGTCAGCATTTAGCTGATGCTCAAGCTGCTTTACAAGAGCGTGAGTCCGAATATGAAACCGCAAATAAAAAAGTTGAAGATAAGTTAAATGCTCGTACTTCCCTAATTGACGAATGTAGTCTAAAGAAAAATAAAAGTTTTGGGTTTATAGATAGTACAGAAAATTATAATACCCTTGGGAAAACAGTATTAAACCTTTATGTTACAACTGATTATGTAAATGAGAATTATTTAATCACAAGCCTTGATGATATTGAAGCCTATGTTGATCGGGCTGAAGATTTATATCAGGCTGCAGTTAAGGAACTGTCTTCACAGGCCCAGCCACAATATATCTACTCTCCTCAGATTGAGAATCTATTATGTGATGAGAATTTCTCTCCTTATTTAGATCAATTGGTTCTTGGAGATTATATCTGGTTAGAAATTGACGATGGGAATGAATTTGGTGGTCATGGTAATTTAGAGAAATTCAGATTGTACACATTTAGTTTTAATCCTAAAGACCCATCTGAAAAGTTTGAAATTTCATTTACTAATATGATCAAATCTCAAGCAAAGCGAGATGATGAAGTATTCTTATTAAACTCTTCTACAAAGAATAGCAGGAATTCTATTAAATCTAACACCTACACAGGCGTAGACGAAAGTATCAATGCAATTCTTACTCCAGAGCTATTAAAAGCTTTGACAGGACAATTGGCTTCTTCTCCAGGTTTCTCTAGTGCTGTAGGGAATGTATGTGAATATATTCAATGCCAGCCTAACAGTGTTTTAAATATTACAGCAAACCAAACAAATGTAAAGAAAATTGTTGGTACAGAAGCTGAGTTTGAGAAATTCTTTTCTAAGTATATTGATGCCGATTATATTAATGCAAGAGTTGTTATTGCTAATGTTGGTGAATTTAAGAATTTAACAACTGAAGTAGCAAACATTAAAAGTGCAATCATCGGAGCTTCTTCTACAGAAACAGGTATCGTATTCAACCTTTCCTCAGCAAATGCAAAGTTTGACAGCGCATGGATCATTAATGGTATCGCAGGGAAAATGACGATCGGTGATTTAGCCGCAGGCGATATTACAATCTCTGATACAATGCGAATCTTATCTGAGAACGGCAATTTTATAATGAACGGGTCTGCCATGCAATTCTTAGACACTGAAGGCAATGTTGGAATTCAAATTGGTTATGATACAAACAAAAATCCTAGCATTATTATCAAAGACGATAAAGGTGCAACGATCATGACAAGTCAAGGTATTACTAAGGATGCGATTGCTGATGGATTGATTGTAAATAATATGCTTGGAGATAAATCTATATCTAAAGATAAGCTAAACTTTCCTATCGTTGAAGCGAACGCACAAGGCGGAGTTGATATCACACAGATTTATGATGGCAAAGGCGGTTTGTGGGGAGCTGAGTATACGACATTTAAGGAAAGTGTAAATAGTACATTGGATAATTTTGATTCTCAAATGAATGAGATGGGTTATAATATCATTCTTACTTCTTCTACAGGAGCAAGGCTTGGTGTGGACGGAACATCTACATTGAGTATCACATTAACAAAAAATGGTACAGATGTAACAAGCGAATGGTCAGAAAATCACTTTGAATGGTGTAGAAAATCGTCTGACACAGATGGAGATACTTATTGGAATGAACAGCACTCTGGTATGAAAAGTGTTGTTGTAAATAGACAAGATATTATGAATGGAGCGACTTTTGGTTGCTCTTTTGTTGTTGATGGAGAAACATTGGCAACTACTTTAAATTAAGGAGGAAAATTATATGGGAAAAGTGCTTGCCTATGGCGAGATTACAATTACAGACTTAACAGATGGGAAGCAGATACAAGCATATGTGACATCGAACCAACCAAATTTTGTATCATACGATCCCAATGCAACTACAAAATATAATCCTGACTGGTCAGCAAGTAAATTGGTACTTACGCCAGTCATTTTTATTGATAATAAACAGGTGTCATTAACTCAGACTGGGCTAAGCATTACTTGGCAGAGAAAAGTTGGATCAGCAGCATCTACAAATATTGTCACAGGAGAAAGTGTATCTAGTGGAGTGTTAAGTGTTAGCAAAACTATGTTAGTGCCGAATAGTTCAGAAATGATCACCTATATTTGTAGTATCGTTTATACTGATCCAGATACACAAATTAAAGCAGAAACAAGATGTCAGATGTCCTTTACTCTGGTGAAACAAGCTACTGAATTATCCGACTGTAGCATTACTGGAGATACAACATTTAAATACAATGGAGATGGAGCAATTACTTCTGCTTCTTCTATCACATTAACTGCTGTGTTAACAAATACTTCTGTAAAACAGTGGCAGTATAAGAAATCTGATGGAACATTCGCTGCCTATCCTAGCGCTGGCACAACTACTACTCTTACTGTAAATCACAATGATGCAGTGTTTGTAAATGATGTGGCAGTTATTAAATTACTTACAAATGATGATAATGTTTATGATATTCATCAGATTGTTAAGTTAAGGGACGGAGCGGCAGGTAAGGATGTTTATAGTTGTGTATTAAGTAATGATACACAATCTGTGCCTTGTAACGCCAATGGTGGATTATATAGTTCATCTCTTACAGGTGCTGATACTACAATTACTATCTACAAAGGTGGGGTTGATGACTCAGCCAACTGGACTATCGAAGCTACTCCAAGCAATGGTATCACAGGTACATGGGATGGAGACACAAGAAAATATACTGTTACAGGAATTACTGTTGATTCTGGTTATGTTGAATTTGTATGTACTAAATCAGGTCAGGCAAATATTACAAAAAGATTTTCTTTAAATAAAGACAGATCTGGTAGTGATGCAACTATTTATCAGGTAACAGCTGAAAGTAATGTTCTTAAACTAAATGCTTCTAATGTGCTTAGTCCAGCACAGGCTAAGTTCAGTGCTACTAAAAGAGTTGGAAATACTACATCTGCAACAGCCTATTCTGGTAGATTTAAAATCTCTGAAAGCACAGATGGAAATACATATACAGTTAAATACACATCAAGTTCTGATCAAAGCAGTGTAAACTATACACCTTCTAGCACGAGTATTAAGACAATCAAAGCAGAATTGTATGCTTCTGGTGGTACAACTACATTATTGGATACTCAGACCGTAACAATTATTGCTGATGGTAAAAATGGTACAAATGGTACAAACGGTACTTCTGCTGTAAGTACAGTTCTTGGAAATTATAGTGAAGTAATTCCTTGTAATTCTAATGGGACTGCTAGTGCTGCAAAAGATATCACAATTCCTTATTCTTGCTATAAAGGAACGACAAGAATCGCAGGTAAAGCTACTGTAGGGACATTACCAAGTGGAATAACTGTAAAATCCAATACAGATGCAACTGCTTCTGCTGAAGGATCAATTATCTTAACTGTTGCGAATGGAGCTTCTTTAGCAAGTGCCATGAGTGGAGATATTACTATTTCTATAGTTGCAGCAGGATTAACATCTACGCACAAATTTAATTGGAGCAAAAATACGAAAGCCACAAATGGCGTAAATGCTATATTATTCCAAGCTTATGCACCTAATGGAAATCATATCATCAATGGCGAGAACACGGTTTTATTACAAACGACATTAACAAATGGTACAACCACTGTCACTTCCGGTGTTACATATCAATGGAGCAAATATGTTAGCGGATCTTATCAGAATATCGCAAGTGCTACGTCTGCAAGCTTAACAGTAACGCCTAGTATGGTAGATTCTGTTGCTTCGTTCAGATGTAATGCTGTTTATGGCGGTAAAACATATTCTGCGTATGTTAGTGTTATTGACCAGAGTGATCCATGTTCAATTAATGTGCTGAGTTCTTTAGGAGATCAATTGATTAATGGACAGGGTGCAGGTGCTTTATATGTAATCGTTACAAGAAACGGAAAAGAAATTGATACATTGAAATCTACAACATTCTCTACTTCTGCTCCTACAAAGCCTGCGAGCGGGGATTTTTATTATAAGGTAGATGCTTCTGCTAAAACAGTTACTTTAATGAAATATAATGGAACGGCTTGGTCAGCAGCTACTGGCAACGATCTTCCAAAATATACTTACAATTGGACTCGAAGAGATAAAAAAGGGGTTGAATTAGACACAGCTTCTAATTATGCATCTGGAAAAGCAATTTTCTTAGATTCATCTGTTGTAAATGGGAAAATGATTTTCGGCTGTGAAGTCGTTGATGATAGTGAATAGGCAATAATGTCAGGGCGTACATTATTGTCTTTTTTAATGTACGCCTAATTATCGTTAAGGAGGAAATATTTGAATGGGTAAAACTTTAGGCTATGGTGAGATTACTGTTGCTAATATGACAGAACCATTTACAGTCATGTTAACAAACGAAGCACAGCAATTTGCCACAGATTCAAATAGAAAAGTAACTTCCGCACAAAGTTACTATACAGACATTATTGTTATTCGTGGTAGTCAGGAGCGGACTGATTACACAATCGGGAATATCACTTCTAGTAGTGGGATTACTGTCAGTAAGAGCAGTAAAAGAGTTACGTTTAGTGTGAGTGCTGGTACTACTATCGGTGCCGATACGGGAGTAATCGAGATTCCTATTACGCTTGATGGGCAGACTGTTAAGAAACAGTTTTCCTGGAGTTGTGGGAAACAAGGACCCCAAGGTGTTCAGGGTAATGATGGGAATAGTTTTGCTTGGAATATGTTAAGTGAAACAAATTGTGGTAAAAAACATTGGGGAACAGAGTCTTCTGGCGGAAAATATTCTGTTGAAGATTTTATTACAGAAGATAATATCGATGCTGTAAAACTAATTTGTACTGAGGCTATATCTACATCAAATTGGTCTTATGTTTTGTTTAAAGATATTAAGATGTTGAAACAACTGAAACCATCTACAAAATATACATTAAGTTACGATATTAAAGCAAACAGATCAGGAGCTATAAGTCACTCTATATGTAAAGGAGATGTAAGTAATTTTTGCACTAATACTATCGTTGTAAACAATATAATTGGGAATGAAACGTGGCAACACATCTCAGTAGTTTTAACTACGAACGATTTAAAAACAACACCTACAAACGAAATTCTATATCTAGGCAGAAATGCTTTAAGTAAGGTAGGTTATTCTATCATCAAAAATCTCAAACTAGTTGAAGGAGATATCGACACTCCTTGGAGTCCATCTCAATCAGATATCGAAGGAAAAGGCGTTGTAGAAACAGTTCAATACTACCTAGCAACATCTCAAGCCTCTGGAGTAACTTCTTCTACTTCTGGTTGGAGTACAGACATTACAACTCAAAAACTCACTGCTGATAAAAAGTATTTATGGAACTGTTATCAGACTAAATATTCAGATGGTACGAGTGAACCTATCAGCACACCTAAAGTTATTGGCGTATACGGAGATAAGGGAGCCAATGCCCTACAATGTAAAAGAAATTGGACAGGTACTTATACAACTATTAATGGTACAGCTTCAGCTGCATTATCTGATTTCAATAGAACGCCAGTTGCTGGGGACGCTTTTACAGCGCTTGATGGATCATCTAATACTGGTACATGGCAAGTAATAAGCGTCAGTGGATCAAATGTCAATATTAAATTACTTAGCTATGTTAATAGCAAAGGTGAAAAAGGCGACAATGCCAAAAACATCTCTATCACACCTTCAGCACAATACTTCAAATCTACTGATGGTGGCAAAACATTTGCACCTAACCAGATCACAATTACCCCTACGCTTCAGGGCGAGATTAGCTTTGGTAAATGGCAATATAGTATTGATGGTGGAGTTAGCTTCGCAGATGTTGTAAGTGGTCAGAAAGGTTTGACGATCAGTAATAATGTGCTGAGTGTTAGCAAAGATAGTAGTTTATATAGTGATGCTGTGACTATGGTTACTTTCCGAGCTGTTGCTAATGATAGTAGTTTTTATGATACGTGTAGCATTGCTAAGATTTATGATGTGAGTGATATTGGTGATGGTAGGAATTTACTTTGGAATAGCAATTTTGCTAAGACCGATGAAGCCATTACTGGAACAACGAATAGTTGGGGGTTACATACTAGAGGAACGAATCTTGTTGCTTCAATTGACACTTCAACAAAGCATAATGGGTTCAACACGTTAAAGACTGTTAGTGCCGCCAATGGCGATAAGAATTCAAGTAATGACCTCGAATGGTTTGCATGGGGTATTTCTGAAAGGACTTCTGACAATCTTCATTCCAAAAATCAAAATTATACATTATCATTTTACGCAAAGGCGAGTGTTACGACTGATTTTATTGTTAGATGGGGATATGATGCCTATGGTGCGGATACTACAAGAACACTTACAACCAATTGGCAAAAGTATGAAATCAAATTACATCAAGCAACAAGTGCATATAGTATAACCATTATCTTTAAGCTTTTAACAGCTGGAACTGTTTGGTTTTCTGAATTTAAACTTGAAAAAGGCTCTTCTGCAACAGGTTATTCTACTGCTCCAGAGGATCTTCAAACAGCGATTTTATCTACCAAATCAGAGATCTCTGATGTGAGTTTAAAGGTGGATAAAAACAAGCAAGCCATTGAGCAAAGAGTGGAAAAGACTACTTATCAGCAAGATTTAAACTTGGTCAAGGGCGATATTAGTAAAGCGAATGAAGGACTAAATAAGTGGAGATATGAAATTTATCCTAAGAGTTTGTTTGCAAGTGAATATCAAGGCAAGAGTACAATGGATGTATTTGCTAAGAATACAAATCTTACACCTAGCCAGAGTGTGTTGATTAATGATACAGATTTAAGTATTGCTTGGAACTATGCAGAAAATTATATTGGCTACGCTCTTACATTTGCAAAATTCTCTGCTGCTAAAAGTGTTGCGATCACATTTGCACATGATGATGGAGCACATATTTATCTGAATGGTAAATTGATTGGCGGTAATGATGTGTACAATAACAAAGGTGAATCTTTGACGTTAGGGTTTGTAAAAGGATGGAACTGCATTGAGGTTGTTGTAAATGAAGGTGCTTCTACAGAAGGATTTAAATTAGGTACAACTATTTCTGCTATCTCAGAATGCCAATTAATGAACTGTTATTACGGTACTCCTGTTGCAAGGCAATCTCACATTACAAATCAGTTGGTGGAAAACACAACTAACATCAAAGGGGTTACAACAACAATGCAGAAAGTCATGACCACTGTTGGTGGATCAGACAGAATTGATGAGTTTGTGAACAACTATAACAAAACCATTGAGAGTGAAAAACAGTTTAAGAAAACTATTGGCGAGACCTATACAACTAAAGATGAGTTTAATGGGCTTGAGATTGGTGGTAGGAATTTACTAACCAAAGACGATTGTAATATGTCTAAATGGCAAAATTTATATCCAGTCCATTGTAAAGTTACAAATAACGATTACTCAAATCACATAGATTATGTTCCTACAAGTGGAGAATGGGAAATTGTTTATAAGAAGATTTCAATTACAAAAGGACAAAAATATATTCTGTCTTTTGACTATAAGGTTAATAAAGCCTACAACTATCTTAGTGGGCAAAAATATGGTGTATATTTATCAACATCTATACCAACAAACGCAGCACCTATAAATATCATTACAGATGGACAATATGTTATAGAAAACACAGTTACAAGTCTTAAGCGTGGCGTAATCACTTTTACTGCCCCTATTGACACACTCTATATTGTAATTAATGGCGGTTGCATAGATGACAACCAGACTGGGTTAAGTTTTGAATTTAATAAATGGAAACTCGAAAAAGGCAATAAAGCAACCGATTGGACTCCAGCTCCTGAAGACAATGAAATTAATGGTCAGAACTTAGTAAGTAATCTTCCTTCTAATTGGGAACAAGGTGGAATTAATGGCGGACAAGCTGTGGGTTCTACATATGCTTCTATTAAATCTTCAACCACTTATCGGATTCGTATTAAAGACATATTTTCCGTATCTGGTAACATAGCTGTTAGTGCTGGTGGTACAACAACCAATTCAGCAAAGGAAACTCTATCATTTTACGGAACACTGTATGATGCAAAAAAGGGTTTACTTCGTGAAACTGGTTGGAAATCATTTCCTAGTACAATTAATTGTGGTGATGCCAAATATATGTCTATCATCTTACGATGGGGAGATGGCACAAAAACACAAATTACTCCTCCCGACATTTCACAAATCTGTCTAAAGATCGAACGTGGCACTTCTGCTACGCCTTTTACATTAGCACCAGAAGATGTAAACGGAAAGATTGTAAATGTAGAAACTATTGCTAATCAGACCGCTGATAAATTCAGTTGGATTGTCAAAAGCGGTACAAGTTCAAGTAATTTCGAAATTACTGATAGATTAATGAATCTTGTATCAGCAAACATTAATCTTGATGGTATTGTAAGCTTTATGAATACTGCTAAAGGAGATGGCAGAAAGAATCTATATAATCTAGATTACTCTAGTTTTGAAAATGTTGCCTCACAAGAAGATGCTATATGCTACGCAAAAGATAACGGTGTAACTTCTGTCGGCATTGATAGTTCGGTATCTTATGATGGAGATAAATCTCTTAAAATCAGTTATACTACTGCAAATTTAAACTCAAGTACAACACCATTGTATTTAGGAAGTTCTGCAAATAATTACGGCTGTGTAAAAATACAAGCAGGTAAACAATACATACTTTCTTGTTATGTAAAATCAGATTCTACTACGGGACTGTTCATGATAGATATTCAGGGGCATGATACTCCAGACACTAAAACAGATGGACTTTATCTATCTAACATTGATCCGAGAAAATTACCAGGAAGTTCTACTGGTGTTAATCTAAGTACGGATTGGCAACGAGCTGTTTGTGCAATAAAAGTCGCAGATAATGCAACTGGATTATACTGGTCTGTAGTTCCTCTTATCTGGGGTAGACCAAGCAGTTCTAGTGCGCCCCAAACTTTTAATGTATGGGTAGATTGCATCATGTTGGAAGAGGTTGATTCTATTTCAAATGAACCTGGTACTTACATATTCGACAAGGAAACCATTATAGATGGTGGGAGTGTTAAAGCTGACACTATCACTGGTAATCAAATTTTGGCAGGCTCCATTACAGCCGATAAAATCGCAACAGATGCCATTAAATCTCGCAACTACGACTCTTCTGGTGGTACGCAGGGATCATTCTTAAATCTGGGTGATGGTAGCTTTACAAGTCCTAATTTGAGTTGGGATGCAAATGGTAATTTGATTGCCAAGAATGCGAACCTGAGTGGTGAGATTACAGCTACGAATGGTAGTATTGCGGGATGGACTATAATTAGCAATAAGATGTATACGACAGGATCTGGTAAATATACAGGTATTGGTAAGTACGGAAGTGCTTATGCTTTCTGGGCGGGTGCAACAAGCAATGATAACGGAAATAGTGCCGTATTTAAGGTTGGTCACACTGGTAAATTAACTGCCACAGATGCAGATATTACGGGAACAATTACTGCTACGAATGGTAAGATTGGTCGCTATGATATTACGTCAACATATCTGATGACAAACAGCGGAAGTAATGCATCTGGTATTGGTGGAAATCAGGCTTTCTGGGCTGGTGCTGAAGATAGCAATTCTGCTCCTTTTAGAGTTGGGTATGATGGAGTTTTGTGGGCAGAAAATGCCGCCATAAGAGGAAGTATCGAAACTGGAAATTTAGGAGATGAAGGAGATACTGTCTCTATAATAAACGGACATATAGGAATACAAGGTACGTCAAATAATGTTGAAATTTATTCAACTGGATTTAAATTTGGTATTGATGGGGACTATTATTTAATGTCAGTTTCAGAAGGAGTCAAATGCTATCGAAATTTGTATGCAACAGATTTTGTAGCGGACGGTTGGCTTTATTGCTCAGAAGTGCATAGTTCTGGTGCAGTTGTCATTGGTGCTGATAGCGAATCTTTTTATTGGGCGCATGGGTACCAAATTGCACGTGGAACATCGTGGGGAGGTGTATGTGTCGGTGATGATAGTCAACAATTGCGACTTTATGGAACTTCAATCTGGGCATCTCACAGCATATCTACTTCGGACGAAAATCTTAAAGAAAACTTTACAACTCTTGATCAATATGAAGACTTCTATATGAATCTAAATCCTATAGGGTTCAATTATATTGGAGATTACGATGGTAAGAAAACTCATTTTGGATTTGGTGCCCATAAAACAGAAGACATCTTAGAATCCGAGGGTTATGATGCTGATAAATTCGCTGTAGTAACACATAGACCGCTCGTACAGGAAGATATTGAAAAGCGTTTTGGCAAAGATGTCGAAGTCGATATTGAAACGGAATATGGTGTTTCTTATACAGAATTTATTGCATTAAATACCCATATGATTCAAAAGACACGAAGAGAACTTACCAAAGTCAAACAAGAGAAAGCCGACCTAGAAGCTCGATTACAAGTAATTGAAGCAAAACTTGGACTTTAAGAACGGATAAACAACTAAATAAAACATAAATTTGATCGTACATAGAGCAGTTTTCGGACTGCTCTTTTTGTATGCTCAAAAACAGAAAGAAAGGTGAAATACATATGGTATACACAGTTAAATTAGATAGCTCTGACGACAAAGTATTTAATCTTATGCAGTTTAATAGCATGACTTTTGACATGGAATGTAAACTTGTCGTTTGCACAGATGATCTAAAAACGGTTAAATCAGCATTTACAAATTTTAAAACATTAGACATCTACAGAGATGATGTGCAGATTGCAACCTATACATGTTTTAACAATTATAAAGAAATCTCTTTACAGCAAGGATTATATAACAACACAAATGGAGAATGGGAAGATGCGCTGATCGTATCTCTTACAAGAGCAAATATTGTAGAACAGGTACAGCGACTTGATGAAAAAGTCAATCAGGTTGTTGATATTAATACCTTGACTCTTGACGAGTACAAGAACTATTTACAGGAGAAAAACAAAGCTGCTCTCGCTGAGTTCTTAGCAAGTCAGAGTGTAGAATTCAATGGTAAGCCTTATGGAGTATCTGAAGAAGATCAGAATGAAATGGCTCTGAACTTTATGCAGTATCAAGCTCTTACTACTGCTGGTCAGCAAGTAACTCTTGAGTGGCATAGTAAGAAGAGTGCGTGTGAAACATTCACTGCTGAGGAATTTGTGCAGTTAACAGCAATGATCAAAGCATTTATCTATCCTTATTTCCAACAGATGAATGTAACCAAAGCGCAAATTTTCAGTTCTACTAGCAGAGAGGAATTGGACAAGATTGAAATTAAATATGAAGTAATTCCTGTACAGTCAACAGAACCTACTACTCCTTCAGATGGAAAAGGCAAGACGGATGAGACAGGAAAAGATTCGGTTACAACTGAAGAATAATTAGTTTAAAAGAGAAAAGGAGAATTTTAATATGGAAATGACAAATATGCAGGCAGATATGATCTTAGGACAGTTAAATACAATTTATGCATCACTTACAAAGAGTGCTGAGCCAGCTCCTTGTACTCTAACATTTGGACTTGCTAAGACAATTAGAAAGTGTCAGACAGAGCTGAAAGAATATTTTGAAGAGAAACAGAAACTCTTACAGAAATATGACATCACAACTGATGCCCAGATCAACGGTACAGAGAACGGACAGAAATTCTTAGCAGAGTTTAATCCCTTGAGTATGGAAACTTCAGAAATTGAGTTCCATAAATTGAGAATGACATTCGATGAATTGTGTGATGTTATGGAAAACTACTCTGGTGCAATGATTGGAGATCCTATGATTCTTCAGCTTATTTGTAAAGATGAAAATGAGAACAAAAACGAGGATCAAAAAGAAGGTGAATAAATGTTGCATGTAAAGAAATCATGTAAATATCTTATCTTATTCCTCATTGGAGCGTTTGCTTATTGTGGAATTGAAATCATCTGGCGAGGATACACACATTGGACAATGGGAATGTTAGGCGGTACTTGCTTCATTCTTATTGGGCTGATAAATAACAGTCACTTCTTCTACCATCTTATGCCCTTTCGTGAACAAATGATTCTCGGAGGATTGATTGTTACTGTAATGGAATTCATAGCAGGTTGTATTTTAAATTTATGGTTAGGCTTAGGCATTTGGGATTATTCTCACATGCTGTTTAATCTGTGTGGGCAGATTTGCTTACCTTACACAATCTTATGGATTCTATTGAGTGCAGTGTGCATTGTCGTGGATGATTGGCTTAGATATTTATTATTTGGAGAAGAAAAACCAGAATACATATGGTGATTTTAGTTGAGAAAGAGGAGTGATTTTATGTATTAAGTAGGAAGGTAAAAGACATGAGTGAATTAGAAACAATTGTAAAATTTTTATCTCAACATGGGAGTGCATTGGTAGTTTTTATCTTTGCGGTTCTTTTGTTTGCAGATAAAATTTTTGATGTCACTTCCAAATTAAACGACAAGTTTGGTTTTGAGACACATGCCTCATTAGAAAAGAAACATCAAAAAGAAGTGATTGAACAACAACGCTTGATGATCGATAAGCATACAAAAACTTTGGATAAACTAACACAGATTTTGAGCAATCAGAATAAAGATATTCAAGTTATCAAAGACATGATGAGAGAGCAAGCCACATTATTAACAGACCAAAAGGCAGGCATGGAACGACTATTCGCACATACAGCTGAACTGGCTAAAAAATTAGATGATGCGTGCGTAATAGACGTTACTTTATCTGAAGGCGTTGCTGCAATGTTAAGAGACAGAATCAAACAAGCCCACAGGTATTACAAGCAAAAAGGTTGTATTTCCCCTACGGGGCTTGAAAACATCAATGCTATTTATAAGGTATACCATGACCAATTACATCAAAATGGCGTTGGAGAAAAAATGTACAAAGAAATTAAAGCATTGCCTATTAAGGATGAAGAGTCATTCTTGTAGGTCTTTTTTTATTGCAAAGGAGGATTGCATTATGAACAAATTTAAAGAATTTTTAGCAAGTATTAATTGGAGTGAAGTTAAACCACATACTGTTGTGAGCCTGATTTTACAGGTGTTAGCGTGGATCAATATGGGATTAACTGCGGCAGGCAAACCAGTGATTGATGTGCATGAAGATGTGATTAACCAAGTAGTTGGTATTGCTTTTGTAGTTGGAACATCTCTGTATGGAGATTGGAAAAATCATAGTTTTACATGGACAGCTCAGTTTGCAGATGAAATTGCTTACGCTCTGAGAGACGGTAGATTAACCCTTGAAGAGGCTGAAGAAATCAAGAATAAGATTGGTCAAAAAGACGTGATCGTAAAAGTTGATAAGGATTTATTTGAAAAAGAATTAGATGATGCTACTGAAGGTAAAGAATCTGACGATATTGTTGGGTAATTTGCTAAGTGAGTAATTAGTAACTGAATAATTAGTTATTGAGCAGTTGCTGTTATGGTGACTGCTCTTTTTAGATAAAAGAAAGGAAGTTTGATATTTATGGCATTAAAATTTAAAACTTTAAAATGCAACTCTAACAACTATGGTGCCAAGAGAAGCTTAAAAAATATTAAATGGATTGTAATTCATTACACAGGAAACAAAGGAGATACTAGTGAGGCAAATTGTAAATACTTCCAGTCTCCAAATAGAAATGCAAGCGCACATGTATTTGTTGATGGCGGTAAATATGTATATAAATCTGTTCCATTATCTAATGTGGCATGGAGCGTTGGTAAATTATATGAAAGAAAATATGCTGTTGATTGGGGTAAATGCACAAATGCAAACAGTTTGAATATCGAGATGTGTAATTCTGTTGGCAAAGTGCCTGATGATGTGTATAAACAGACTGTTGAATTGACGAAATACTATATGAAGAAATATGGAGTTCCTGTTTCTCATATTACCACACATTTCCGGACTTGCGGAAAGTGCTGTCCCGAACCTTGGGCTTCTCCAAATAGCAAAGGGTTTGCTAAATTCAAAGCAGACATTTCTGGTTCTACAGTAGTAAAACCAAAAGCATCTTCTAAGTTAAAATCTTACAAAGTGAAAGTAACTGCTTCTGCTCTGAAGGTGCGTAAATCTCCATCTACAACTGCTGCCATTGCTAGAGATGCTTACAAGAAAGGCACAACAGTTACAATCAAAGCTGTTAAGAATGGTTGGGGTAAAACTAAAGATGGTTGGATTAAACTGTCTTACACAAAGAAATGTTAAGGGATATGAAAAGATATAAGAAACAGTTATGATTGATTTGACGATCAGTCGGTATTTTCTTTATTAGTTTTCTTTGTTAGTGACAAAGAATTGTTACTCTCTGCTGCGGAGATGGTAAATATGAGCAGAATAAACTAGGCTCTGCCTCTATTTTTTTATCGAAAAGTGTTGTATTTGTTTTGAATTTGTGTATAATGAAAGTAGGAATAGTAATATTCTCGATGAAAGAGCATCGTTAAAAGTTGGGCTGCAAGTGGAGCAGGGTAATTTTCCACAACGAAAAGATATTTTAACTGGATATCACGTCTTGCGACTAGGAGTAAAGTCGTAGTCCATGCAGGGGACTTAAGGATTTCTGCAACGAAAAGATATTTTAACTGGATATCACGGCTGACAACCAGCAGAAAACTCTAATAAAGAATTATCGAAGAGTGTGGCTTCTGTCCCACTCTTTTTTACGTATGAGGTAAATATGGCATCAAAAACACAAAAGAAAAATAAAATACGACAAGATATTATAGAGGCAGCGTCCATGTATGAACAATACCTAGCTGGCCAAGCATTTTTATATGTATATGGAAATGAATATTTTGAAGTGATGTTCCCAGTCAATAGATTTTTGCATCTTGCTGGCGTAGAAACTAGATTGTTTGCAAAAAAATTTTATAAAAATGCCAGAGAAAAAACATTAACTACACAACAGTTTTATTTCTCTCCAAGACATCCTTTTGAAGTCTCTAAAAAGAAACTATCATGTCTCAAAAGATTATATGAATTAACAAACACGAAGGTTCGTATTCTTAGGAATATGGAAACAGCCAGTGTTGTTTATAAAGTTGGCATATCGAACTTAGAGTTTACTTTGTGCTTAACAGAGAACAGAGATTCTAATGGAGAAAAAATTAATGAATACTTCTTGCCAATGTCGTTACGAGCAGGAAGAAATTCAACGAAAAATGGTGATGATTATGGAGAAGTTGACTTCATTTTTCAAAAAGACGCAAGTCTTGGAAAGTATACAACTCTTCTGGTAAAGAATGAAAACAAAGAGATTCCAGAATGTGTTCATCATTTGTTGCAAGGGAATTTATTACAATAAGAATAAAAAATTAAGGGTACATCAGATTAATTTCTGGTGTACCCTATTTTTTACGATTTTTCTACTCTACACATATCATCTATTTCATGCTCAGACAAGTACAAAGGCATCCCACATTTATCATCGAAGAATGAAAGGACGTATTCTGTAGAATCAATTCTAGCCCCATATATGGCTGTTTTTATAGGCGTCTGAGAGTCGATTTCTGTAAGTTGTACTGTGTCTCCTATGTGGAATAATCCGCACTCTGTATTGAGCGTCTGAGTGCTTTCGTTGTATTCGTATATTCTCATTATGCATCTCCTTACCTATTTAAATAACTCTGTGATCGTAATAAGTCTGCATATTCTCCGCAAATATACCATGTGCCAGATGATGGAATGTATTTTAGTATCTTTGTCTTTGTAGAGATGTTAAATCGTTCTAACACTTCTATTCTGCTTTTGTAATATTCTACTTCACGTTCTTGTCTTGCTGAGTTGGTTTCTTTTCTAGTACCCTGTAGGAGTAGTTCTCTGACGTGGAATTTTTGAAGCTTACCATAAGAATCTAACATCGACATCCAGATGTCTGGAGGTGTGTCTCCTGAAATGTTAACCCTCTTGGTTGCTTTTGGAATGTTTGTTGTATTGTACATTTTATTTCACCTCTTGAGTATTATAGCACGAACATGTGTTTGGTGTAAAGGTTATAAATTCATTAATGGACTTGTACTGATAGCCATGTCCACAAGATCGTTTGTTTCCAATGATTCTAAATATCTTTTTGTGACTTTGATATCAGAATGTCCTAAAAGTCTTGCAATTGTATAAAGATCACAACCGTTTTTTAACTGTGTTTGTGCATAATAGTGTCTGCAAGTATGTGGGCTAATTCTTATGCTAGATCTAACCTTGCACGCTTCTCCACATTGTCTTACAATTCTTTCTACGGTAGCAATATCTAAATGCTTCCCTTTCTGAGATAATAACAGATATTTAAGATCATAACGTACTTTATCTTTTACATATTCGTCTCTAATCCTGCGATACTGTATTAAAGCCTTATTCATAATAGGAGTGATGGGCACAACCCTTTCTTTGTTCCCCTTGCCGTGTATCAATATATATCTGTCGTTTATGTCTTTAAGTTCAATATCACATAATTCACTACCTCTAATGCCTGTATCAAATAATAATATCATAATTAGGTAGTTTCTCATGCCTAAATATCTGGGTCCTCGATAATATCTTATCATGCGATAAACTTCTTCATTGGTAAATGTTTTGATTACTGGTTGTTTTTCTTTTTGGAATTTTACTTTCTTCATAGGACTTTTCATAATATAGCCTTCATCTGTACAGTAGTTGAAGTAAGCCCTCATAGTTTTTATTATTCCATTGATGTAGGTCTCTTTCCTACCTAGACTTGTTAAATATTCAATATAGCCTTGAACAGCTCTTGGATATGTTCCTTCCAGTTCAGTAATACCATATTCTTTTTCAATAAACCGGAAAAATCTTAGATTGTTGTTTAGATAGCCCTTGATTGTTCTCTCGCTTAATTTCCTCATTTTGCAATCGAAAATAAACTCTTGAATTACATCTTGATTTAACAT